TCACTTGGTCGGCGTGACCTTTTTGCCGATCCTCTTACGGATGTAGTTCTCCGTCATGACGACGGTTGTATGCCCAAGTTGGTCGCGAGCCTGCAGGATGTCACCGCTGGATTCTGCTTTGTCGGTGCCAGCTTTTGCGCGGAGATCGCGCATCTGAAAGTCTCCTTTCTCTACGCCGGCCGCCTCACGGGCCGCGTCAAACCTCCCTCGCAACATGCTGCTGGTCATAGGCTGTCCGTTATCCATAACGATGAGCCTACTTGTCCGTATCTTGTGCCCGTCCTTCCTGGCCAGGATTCGGTCAATAACAACCTTCAGCTCGCCCGTTATTTCAATCCTCCTTTTTGCATTCGTCTTGCCTTGCTTCACGGCAAGCCGGTTGTCACGGATGTCTCGCTCATCCATTTTTAGCGTGTCCGCGATCCGTTGGCCGGTCAGATAGAACAGATCAAGCGCATCCCGTAGGGGCTGTTCGGCGTGCTGGTACACCAGGGCAAACATTTCGTCTTCTATGTATTGATCACGTCCAGACTCCTTGTGTCCTTTGACGCCGGCGCACGGGTTGGCCAGCGACGTGTAACCACTGCTCCGGGCGAAGTTCCAGATAGCGCTGAGCAAAGCTTTCTCGCGATTGGCGCGTACCGGCGCTGTTTTGCCGCGCTGCCGCAGGTATTGGACAACGTGCTGTGGCTCGATCGCTTCGAGCGGTGCAGGCGGATCGTCGAAGAACTTCAACAGCTGCTTCAACTCTCGGGCGTTGTCTTTTTGCGTGGCCACGCCCTTGGTTGGAACAACTTCGAGCATGTAGATGTTCGCGACGTAGGCAAAGGTGAGTACGTCCTGCACCAAGGCCGAGGACGCGCGGCTCTTCTCGAGCTTCGCGTACTCCACGATAGCCATTCCATAATCACTGCCCAGGGCGATCTCTTTTCTGGGTCTGCCCCCGAGGTCGTAGTAGTAATAGATTGTCCCGCTGCGCTGCTTGCGCTTCCTGAGGCGTGTGACGCTATCAGGGTTCGTTGGCTTCCTTCCCATTTAACTCACCAGGCGTGGCTGCCATTTTGGTTTTTCTGCTGATGTTGTGACCGGCTCGCCGGTTAGGGCGTTGGCGATGACGCAAGGCCAGCCGCTGCGCTTAATGGTGTGGCGAATCCCGTTCCGCTTTAGCACTTGCACCTGGCCGGCTTTGGTTTTTGCGCCTGTGAGTGTGCAAACTTCCTCATGCGACAGAAAATGAATTTCCATACCTACCTCCCGCCCGCTGTGGGCCGCGCTGTCTTGATAATGTGGATTGCCAGGCCAAAGGAGATCAGCAGCCAGGCGCAGGTACCGAAGAGGGCGTAGATAAGTGTCTCGGTGGTGCCGGTGGACAGCAACTCGGGCCCGGCCCAAAAGAACCAGCCGGGTGTTCCGACCAGGTACAGCAAAGCGCCCAGTACAATCAGGGTGAGTTTCATAGCGAACATTGGGGTGTCCTTGCCGCGCTGGGCGGCAGAAGGTGGGTTAGATGGTGGCTTTGGCGATGGCGGCGCGCGCTTCGAACATGGCGTAGTACAGTCGGTGGAAGATCGCGCAGCTGGGGTCTTCGTGATCGTCGCCGCCGTGTTCGAAAATTCCGTCGATGGTGCCGCTGTAGTTGCTGGCGATCTGCTCGCATTCGCCTGCCACCTGGGTGAGCGCTGTCAGTGCTTCCAGCAGTTGCTCGCTGCTGGCGCGTTCCTCCCGGCCGATATCCCAGAATCGTTGGCCCCAGTGATCCGCCGGCGGCGGGTTGGTGTTTTGGGCGCCCATGGCCAGCGCCCCGACAATTGCGTCGCACAGGTCACGCTTGTAGGCGTTGTCGCCGTCGATGCTCAGGCCGCGACGACGGAGGGCGCTGACCACTTCGTTTCGATCCAGGCCCTGGTCTTCAAGGACGATGTCTCGCTCAGGCTCGCCCGGCGTGACAATGATCAAGGCCAGCTTTGCGCCTGGCGGGCAGTGCTCGCTGATTTTGACAAGCGCGTCGTTGGTTACTTGGTGGAATCGCTGAACTGGTGACATAGGAATACCTCGCCCGCCGCATACTGGCAGGCTGTCGTAGGTGGAAGTGGGCGTTCGATCTGTTTTTGACTATGATCAAAGTCTTTGCGCTACAGGCATTTAATTGGAGTGGTTATGCGAGAAGTTTCTTTAATTACAACGTTTAGGTGGTTGAAGGTGACGGCCCCCTCTGGCGTCTATCAGATTATGCCAACGGTGAATGTTGTTGTTGGGCGCGAGTTGATTGATGAGTACTTGAACTCAGGATTTAGAAAGTATGCTGGTGAGATTGAGTATCAACACTTTAAGAATGCTAATAATATTGTTGTTAGTAATCCCGGAGATGTCGGGTATTGGGATCAGTTTTCGAATGGCGAGGAAATATTGCACTGTTGGATGGTGTGGGTAGATTGGGTTTTACAGGATTCATGGCTAGTTAAAGATAACTGCTTTATTTCGGAAGTTGCATATTGTCGGTCTAATTTAAATGGTGTGCTTGGCTGGTGTAGTAACAGTCTATACGCTCAAGCTTCTATTTCTGATGGTGACAGGCAGTGCTCCATAGAGTTTTCCGAAGGTGATATGAGGGAATGGGGAGAGCGACTGAATACCCTGCGCATGCATCTTGATGAGAAAGGTTATTCAGTATTCACACCGATCGTTTCGAATAAAGCGACTCGGGTGGACAGGTTCTTGAATTTTATTCAAATAGCTAGGCGATCAAGTGTTCCTGCTATGAAGATTTCCCAAATGTGCAGCGCGCTAGAAAGTCTTTTCTCTACAAGCACTACGGAGTTAACTCACCGGCTGTCCGAGCGGGTTGCGTTTTTCATTGGGGAAAGCTCAGAGGATAAAGAGTTAATATATCAGTTTATGAAAAAAGTATACGCCGTACGGTCGCAAGTCACTCATGGTTCGCACATTAACAATGCGGTTGCTGAGTCTACGCCAGAATTAAGCTTAAAGATGTTGGAGTTGTTGAGGAGAATAGTATTCAAGATCTTAGAGGACGACTCCTCGTCTGATGTGGTTTATGGCGACAATGAGTTTATTGAAAGCCATTTTAGAAGATGCCTATTTTTTTGAACTCGACCACCCAGACCCACGGGTTTGCAACCCAGTCACCGCCGACTGATGACCAGAGCAGCTCGAACGATTTGCGCGGGTCAGCGCTGTAGGTATTGATCCCCTCGACGTGCCACCAATCACCCAGTTCGGCATGATCTGTGTAGAGCCGCACGCCCTCGGCCTTGGCCTGGTCCTCCGTGATGTCCTGCAACCGCTCGACGCGCACGGCGGTGATCTCCAGCAGGATGCGGCTATCACGGCGGAACATGTGGATGCTGGGTTTCCAGCGGATTTCGCTGGCGGCGGGGATATTCTCCAGTTCCGGCGGCAGGCACGCGGGGTAGGTGGCGCCGAATGTCAGATAGCCAGGATCGCTATTGCCGACACGCGCCCAGGTCTCGCGCACCCAAAGCCGCTGGCCAGGCACGCCATACGGGCAGTTGTTGCGTATTTCGTCCGGCCCGATTTCATTGCCGGATAGCTCGCAACCCACGGCGCGATCGATGAATGGAAACTTCACCGGCCGCCGCGTGACCGTCTTCCGGCCTTCCAGGATGGCGCGCACCATCGGCGCGGAGAGCAGGATTGGCCGTTCCTTTACCTGGGTCATGGGGTCACCTCGCGGCGTGCCCACCAGCAGACTGGGCCGTTGTCAGTGTCATGGATAGACAGAACAAACCAGCCAGCCCCCTCCGGTTTCGTTGGCTCCCATCCTTCTGCGTCGTAGCCACCCTTGGCTGCCCACTTGTCGTATTCCTCCGCCGAAAGATCATCCTCCAAAGCAACCGAGCGCCATTCGATTTGATGGGCATCGAACCATGCCTTGATGGTCTCGAAGCTTTCTCCCTCTCCCCAATCCGGTACGGCTGGGTGCGTCCAGTTCCCGCAGTTATTGCGCACGACTTCTTTTGGCTCGATCAAAACATTTTCTTCAGACATGACTTCGTCCTTGCCGCTATAGCGGCTGACTTTGAAGGGGGAGGTAGCGGAATCCCGATGCAGGCGATGGGATGCCAGTGGCAGCCAATTCGCGTGAGGGGCTTACTCTGTTCAAGTGAGCAATCAAAAGGCTATCATTTTGGTTTTAACTGAAAGGCAACCAATATGTACGCATTGCTATCTGACTCTTTTTGGTGGATCTCTGTAGTCATTGTGGGACTGGCGATAAATCTAGTTTCGTCATACGCAAAGCCCTTAATTGATGCAGGTTTTGGGGCTGCCTCGAAGAAGTGGAAGTCTTCGAACGATGCAAAAAAAGCAAAAGAACAGGAAGTTATTCATCAGCTCTCAAAAAGTGAATACGAAAGATCAAGATTGGTTCAGAGCGCAAACTACGCCCAGATAAGAGCGCTGTCATTTCAAATGACTGCTGTAATGGGCATGTATATGACAATTACTGCCGGAGTGGAGCTTGGATTAATTTTTCTAGCCAGCGCTGTTTTTACTATTACATGCTTGGTGTTGGCACTTTCACAATTGATGTCAGCGCAAAAGCAGAAAGGTTATGCCGATGAGGGAGATAAACTTGCTAAAAACAGTTCCGTTGTCTAGCTAATATTCAACTGCCTATCTATTCAACAGTTCATGGGCTTTAAGAATCTTCATGCCAAGGCGTTCGGCGATCAGGACTTCCAGCCGGGCGCCCTTTGAATGCTCCCAGTCCGGCAGCAGGGCGATCATTCCGCACAAGCCCAGACGGGTGAGGTCGTAGGCCATGTAGTCGGCCCACTGGGCGCCCTCGACGACGCCGTGGTCAGCCGGGTTCTCGACTTCGTAGCCCTGGGCGCGCAGCTGATCGGCCACGGCGTTGAAGGCTGGGTAGTTGAAGTCGGCGATACCAGTCATCGGCCCGGCGACGTAGACGCGGTTGGCGCGGAGGGTTACGCCGGCCGCGCAGGATTTGTTTTCTGTAGGCATGGGGAGTCCTTGCAGGGCTATGCCCGGTCGGTGGAGTGGGGGAGTTGGAAAAACCCCAAGTGGAAGGCTTGGGTAGAGAGGCAGACCATCGAACACTACCGTCAGCGCATCGTGTTGTGAGCTGACCAAAATCGAGAGTTCTACCGCATGAAACAACTTGCCGCTGACCTGATGTACCAGGTACTGATTGAACTGATTTTTCGCGGCCTCAGCTGGCTGGCCGAGTGGGTCTTGGCCGTTCCGCTGGGGTGAATTACGCTGCTCGGGCTTGACGCTCTTCGGCACGCCACGGGTCGTTGGCACGTGCCAGCGCTGCCATCGGCGGCGGGCTGACGCTGTTGCCGCACATGTGCACCTGCTGAGTTTTGGTGAACGGCTTGCCGTCGGCACCGTGGCTGATGATGTAGTCGGCCGGGAAGCCCTGGGCCTTGTACAGTTCGGCCGGTTTCAGCATCCGCAGGCAGATGTCGACGATCACGTAGGGGGTGCCCTTGACCATGACTGTGACCATGGCCAGGCGGTCCTTGGTGGTGATCGTCGGTGCCGGCGAGTCGCAGGCGCTGATGTTCTCGGTGCCGTAGTAGCTGATCAGGAAGGCCGCCACGCGCAGCGCGCCGGCTTCATGCTCTGGCGAGAGCGTGAGTGACACCAGGGAGCTCTTGCCACCGCCGCCGGCCGTGATCGTCGGCGCCGGATCCTCCAGGCCCTGGCCAACACTGCCGCCGAATGCCCGCTCCATGAATGCGCTGACCAACCCGTGGTGCTGGCCGCCGGCGCTGACGGTGTGCAGCGGGTCGCTTACGTCCCGTGCATCGCAGTTGCCGCGCAAGTGCACCAGGTTCGCCGCCACCAGCTGCTGCTGACTGCCGGTGTTGGTCACCGTGCTCATCGGGTCTTCGATGCTCTTGGCGGCCGTGGTGTTGAAGCCACCATTCATCTGGGCCACGAACACCGTGGAGATGCCCATGGCGTGAGCAGCACCAGCCGGGCGTTGATAGTTGCCGCCGCTGGTGATGGTCGGCAGCGGTTCATCCAGCGCCTTGCCCGCGTCGTTGAATCGAAACTTCACCAGATGCGCTGATGCGATCGAGTGCCCTCCGCTTGCTGTTACGGTGCCCAGCGGGTCAGCAGAGGATTTGCAGCCATCTCCCCAACGCTGTACGCCTCCTGGCTTCCCTTCACCGTGAGCAGCGGTAACCATCACGGGGCTGATCATCGTCAGCTCACCTCGATTCGCGCAGGTCACCGTCGGCAGCGGCTCAAGCGGGTCATTGATGCGATCGCTGCCCTGGTGCGTTGCCGGTGCGATGATCGGGCTGACCACCGAGAAGGCCCCGCCCTTCGGGTAGGAGGTGACGGTGCGCAGCGGTTCGTCGGCAGACTGCACCGTCTCGCCCGACCAATTGGCGATCGGCACAATGAACGGCGCCGCGCTATCGATGACGAATTTCTTCATTCCCTTGGCAACGCGGCGCAGCGTGGCCGGCGCCAGGTCCTTCTTGCGACCGAAAATGCTTTTGCCCAGGTCGCTGAAGTCGATGCAGTCAGCGGCTGTTTTCCACTTCTGCTGGCCTTTAGCGGGGTTCTTGGCGTGGGTTGGCTCCGGCCACACGATTGGCTGACCGTCGCACCGGGCGATCATGAACAGGCGCTCCCGGCTGGTCGGCGCGCCGAAGTCGCAGGCCTTGATCACCTTCCACTCAACGACGTAGCCCATGCCTTCCAGCAGGGCGACGAAGCGGCGCCAGGTGCGGCCGCGCTGCTTCGGGTCAGGAATCAGAAACTGCTGGCCCACCGGCACAACTTCACCAGGTGCGGCAATGTCGCCACCGAGTTTCACCACTCGGCCGGTGGCCTTGTCGCGCTTGGCGATCAGTCGGCCCCACTGCAGGATTTGTTTCACGTTCTCCAGGCTGATCACCCTGGGCCGCTTCATACCTGCCCACTTGAGGCCGATCCACGATAGGTTGCGGATCTCGCGCTTGCGCGGTTGGCCGCCGGCTGCTTGGGAGTGGTGCGTGCAGTCTGGCGACATGTGGAACCAGCCCACGGCCTTGCCGCCGCACTCTGTGTCCGGATCACCCTCGAAAACGTCAGTGGTGAAGTGCTGGGCGCCCGGGTGATTGACGGTGTGCATGCTGATCGCTTGCGTGCTGTGGTTCTTCGCCACGTTCACCGCGCGGCCGAGGCCCATCTCCAAGCCGGTACCGGCACCGCCACCACCACAGAAGAAGTCGACAATGATCTCATCGTCCTGAGGGTTGAAGCCGAGTCCGTATTGGGTTTTGAAATCGAAGGGGTGTTTCTTCTGTTGTGCGGACATAGGGGATCCTCGCCAGCTGGCGTGATTCGTTGATATGGGGTATTTATGTTCGGTTCTGGGTAATAAGCCCGAACTTATAAGGGAGATAGAAGTGCAAGCACCAACGGATAACCTGTACAAATTCCTCGCGATTTCGGGGCTCATCTGCATGCTGTTTTTCTATTTCGATTACAACCAGCGTAAGGAGCAACTCCAGAACAAAAAGGACGAGTGGATAGTTAGTGCGCTAGAGCTGAATTCAGCCCTCGACGCCTCTTCTCGAGAGCTGAAGGCGCTTGAAATGCGCTATCAAAAGTTTGGGTCTCAAGCAAAAACCGCAGAGGAATTAAAGGCCGAATTCGACCGAACAGCCACTTTTCAACAAGAATTCAACAAGCTTGGTATTAAGGTCGAGCCAACCTCTTACAAGCTGCAAATTGTCCAGCGACTAGAGGAAGAATTAGCTGCGTTAAAAAGCCGGTACACGTCCTATTCAGCATGGTCCTTAGGACTCTTTCTCCTCGGCATCGTCCTTTGGTACTACCGAACGCAAAGGCATTTAGACGCGAAAGAAAGGACCTAAAGTGGACGGTATCGGTCAGGAGAATCTGGTGCTGGGTAGATTCCATGCGATGGGGAATATGGCTATGGCGGCGCTGATGCCTTCTGGCGGTCGTTACACGCCGAACCTCAAATGAATCGCTCATACATCGCTCAATGCATGCGCCGCCCTCCGTCTCCGGTGGTGGCAAATTGGTTGGGTATGGGGTATTACGGGTGACCGGCATGGAGCCGGATCAAGGAGAAGGCAGATGTCTCAAGAAGCAAAAATCATTGCTTTGGAACACATTGTGTTTCAACTGTTGAAAGAACTTGATCTAAGGCACGGTCTGTCTTCTGACATGATCCTGGAGAGAGCCTTGGGATCAATTCAGAGCAAAGATTATCCGGGTGATCCAGTGCGCGCCGCCGCTGCATCCGGAGCTCTAAAAGATGCGTGGGCATTTTTGGGAAAGAAGTAAAGATCTTCTGAGATAATCGGCGAAAGCGAATAGAAAGGCCGGTCTCCCGGCCTAATTTTTACTTCGGATCGAACGAGCCAAGCGACAAGACGGCAGCCTCGACGATTTTTTCCTGCAGAACGGACTTGAACTCTTGGCCGATGTCTTCGCGCTGGACCTCTTCACCGACCCAGCGCAGTTTCAGAACTGGCTGCGCGCCGCTGGTGATAACGGAGAGGCGCAGCGTGATGACTTGCTCGGTCAGACCTTCGAACGGGATCGTGCTGAATTGCAGGGACACCGGCAGGGTTTCCTTGCTGCGCGCCTCGATTTGATCCATTGCGCTGCGGCTGGCGCTGGTCTCGCCCACAGTGGTTTCCGATTCGCTCGACGCCTTGATGGTGATAGTGCGAACGGCTGCGATAGCCTTGGCCACCGCAATGGCGTTGCCAGCTTCGTCTACTGGGGTGAGGTACTGATGCCAGTCTTCGATCCAGTCGCTTAGGTCTTTCTGGCTGATGCCGCGCCCGCCGATTTGCTGGGCGGCGGTGTAGCCGGCGGTTGGCTTCAGCTTGAGGACGGCGCGGTCATCGGCGTGACCGGGCACATCGGCGGTGCCCAGGTTGAACAGCAGGACACAACTCATCGCGTCCTGATCGATGAAGCCGCGTGCGCCAAGAGCTGCACGCTCAACCACGTAGGCGCTGAAGTCTGCCAGCGAGTGGGTGCTGTAGGTGCCACGGAAGCGGCTACGTCCGGCCTGGAACTTCTCCAAGTCGATGATCCGCGAGCTTTCCGGCAACACCACGGTAGGGACGAGTGTTTCCAGCTTCTTGCCGTTGGCTTCCAGCGCCGTATCGGTGATCAGCTGAATTGCATCTTTGGTAAGTGACATCGCTTATTTCCTTGGATTGCGGAGGGAGGGTGAGCGGGGTAGATCATGTGCGCTTGGGAATCGGCGCGTCGTCGCGGCTGAAAAGCTGGTCGTGCTTCTCCGCGAAGAGGGTCACGCGGCCGCCGGTGCCCACGTGCATGGGCGTGTCGAGGCTGGTGTTTTCGCTGCGGGCGCCACGCTTGGTCGGCACCTTGTAATCGAGCTTGTGCTTGATCTTCACCTGGTGGGATTCGCCGATCTGGCTGAAATCCAGGGTGATAACCAGCTTCCCGGACTTGCCATGGTCAACAACCCCCGCGGCTACCTCGGAGATGGCGTGGCCAATTTGGCTGGCGAAGGCGCCGCCGTTGAGTTCTTCAAGAAACTCTGCTGTATCTGTTGCTGTGGACATGACTGTTTCTCCGGGATCGCTGAAAGGCGGCTGGGTTGAGATTGCGCTGGCGGATGCGACTAATGGCAAAATTGCGGCTTTAGGGTGAGAATGGATGCATCAAATCCAATGCGCGAAGCTAGTCAAGGAGAAGGTTTTGAGGGAGGCAATTGCGATCGTATTAGTAACTTTTATTTTGGGAGTAAGTCTTTTTAGCATGTATCGCTTTTCCATTGAAAAGGGAGGGCGTAGCAGTGACGAGAATATACCTCCAATAAGTAATGCCTTGATGGTATGGCTGGCACTTGTCATTGCAGGTTTAGTTTTACTATCTTTTGTGGCGCTATACGGCAGGCGCCTGAACCTCGATAATAATATTGGTCAGATTGGTGACTTTGTCGGCGGACTCATAAATCCAGTGCTTAGCTTTCTAGCATTGTTGGTGCTTTTAAGAACCACTCTTATCCAAACTGGCGAGGCCAGAAAAACAACGGATTTTATGAGGCAGCAACAAACAATATTAGAGTCTGAGAAGTTCGAGGCTACATTTTTTCAATTGCTAGATAGAGCGGAAAAATATTGTGAAATTTATCTTCGAACAAAGCCGGATGAAAACGGCAAGGCTAAATCGAAAGCTGATAAAGCCTGTGAAGATATTTTAGCACGTCGAGAAGAGTTTTCCGGTAAGAGTGTTAAGGGTCAATTGAAGCTAGCGAAGGCTCATGTTAATGCAGTATTAGAGCATGATGTCTTTATGAATTTCTTTTTCAGGGCTGCTCGAGTGGTTAACTTTGTCAATAATTCAAATATCCCTGATGACAATAAATCCTCATACTTGGGCGTATTTAGGGAGACTTTACTGCCGCCCGAGCGTATATTGTTTTCTAACTATATTTTTTTCAACTATAGGCATATGCGTTTGCTTTTGCGTAAGTGGGGGGTTAATCATCTGCGCGAGCACGGATATGTAGCGAAAGTGGTTTATGATTATTATAATTCTGAAAAAGACTGAATATGGTCAAATCCATTTTTTCAATTTTAATCAAGATATATCTGAAGGAGTTGAGTGATGCCGACCTTCTATCGTTGCCCCACGTATTACATTATGTCGATTTCGTGGAGCACGCTTTTAAAAAGCGGCGCAGACTTTTTCGATCCAGGCGCGAGGGCGTGAGCGATCAAGTGCTAGATGAGCGCTCGGTCTTTCGTCTCGCCTAGTTCGACGGTCAGCGCCGCAGTCGATCAAGCATCCCCTGTCGGAAGTAATGGCGAATGATGTCGGACGGAATTTTTGCCTTCGGCGGCGCAGGCGGCATATCCTCGGCCCGGCCATTCAGCACCAGCAGTTTCACCGCCTCGCGGACTTCCTCTATCTCATGCCCGCGCATCAACTCGTCGAGCATCTGCCGGGTGCCGTAGGGGACCGTGTGCCGCAATTCCTGCTCGCCCAGTTCCTGCTGTTTCTCGGCAAGCTTGGCTGTGCGTTCCTTCTGTTCGGCAGCCATGGCCTACCTCTTCTATTCCGCTGGCCGGCAGTGCGAGCCAGGTTTGACGTTTGCGTTGCTGGGTGCGGGCTATGCGGCGCATGAGTCGACCTTCACCTGGTGCCAGGCGCCGACGGCTTCGAAGATCCGGGCGGCGTGCTCTTCGTCCAGCGACATCGCCTCGGGAATGGCAATCCAGCCTGAGGCTACCATCTGGCTTTGGTTGGCCTCGTCGCGGAGCTTCTTGTAGCAATGCTCGATCACGTCTTCCAGGTGGTCGGAGAGGTAGTTGCCTTCGGGCGCAATCTCCACCGACTTGCTGTAGCGGTCGCCGCGGGCGTCAATACAGAGCGCGCTCAGGTAAATCGTCCACCGGTGAGGAATGCCGCAGACGGCCTGGCCAATCCTCCCCGGCGCGATGTTCTTCAGCGACTTGTAATTGATCATGCCCTGGCGGCCGCTGGGGTCGATGTTGACCACTGCGACGTGGTTGGATGCCAGCAGCGAGCGGCACGACCGGGCGATTCGTGCCTGCAGGTTATGCCGCTTGCGCTTGCTCATAATGCCTCCGCGAGTTTCCGCAGCGCGCTACGCTCGGCCCTGGTGATTGGCGGCTTGCGGCGCTTGAGGATTGTTTCGGGATCGATCTTGGTGGAGCGCTTCGGCGGTGGAGGGTTGATCGCCGGGCTTTCGCCCAGGTAGATCGTTCCGCCGGCCGCCAGGAACTGCGCGGTGCGCTCCGATATTGAGTCGGCGTGCTGGCGTTGCTGTTCGACCAGGTTGAGGTGGTTGCTGATCATGGCTGCCTCACTTAATTCTGATTGAACTGTCGCCGCGCTCAAGGTGAGCCCATTTCGGCTCTTCGAGCAGCTCGTGTTCGGCATCTTCGCCGGCGGCCATACGCTTGCGCACCGCCTCGTTGTGATCGCGGATTTCCTTAAGTTTGGCGGCAATTGCTTTTTTGTCCGGGGCAATGCTCGATTTCACAGTGGTCAACTCGTCCGGCACCGCGTCTTCGTTGTCGACGATCACCCGTTCACTTCCCATCGCTAGAGTGATGGTGAAGAGCGGACGCTTGATCGACTTGATGTTGGCGGCTTCCATGTTCCGGCGCAGGTAGTCGCTGATCTGCGACACGCTGTTGGATTTGATCCGCTTGAGTTCGGCCAGGCGCTCGATTTCGCTTTCGATGGCCGTCACGTCACTTTCGATATTGCGGCGCAACATGACGATGTTGTCAGCCTTGATGTTGAAATCGCCTTGAACCTCGTCCATGGCGTGCTGCAAAGCCTCTTTCAGGCCTTCATCATCAGTGTCGGCCATGGCCTGAAGTTCGGCGAGTTTGCCGGTGAGTGCGTAGAGCTGGGTCATGCTGCTGCCTCCGCGCCTTTCTCAAGGCTTGCTTTGCGTTCTTCGAATGCGCGAGTGATACGGGCAATGAACGCGGGCTCATTGCGGCGAGTGGCTTCGCGGATGTATTTCACGTTCAAGGTTTTGAGTTCGTACACAGTGACGGCTTTGCCGATGGTCTCAACCGCAGAAGCAAGCCAGTCGACACGCTCCTGTTTTTGGCGAAGCATCTCGGCGTCTTTGTCCTCCGCCTTTTCAAGCTTGAACTCTTCGGTGATTGTGTCGACGTAGGTTGGATCGTCGAACATGCCCATGTAGATGTCGGCGGCGAACCCCAGTGGCTGCAAGCATTTACCAATGGCGTCAGTTAACGATTTTTTCGCCGCGTCCCAGTCTGTAAGTATTTTTCCCTGCTGCAGGTAGATGAATGGCGTATGGCCGTAGTGCTGAACCGTGCATTTCTGCCCTGCGTTGCCCAAGTACCAAAGTTCGATTTTTACGGTGTGCAGCTTCGCGCAGATCATCGGAGCTTCTGGCCACTCTTTTGTGGGCCCCTGGAGCGGTGCACCTTCGTCAAATCGATCCTCTAGAACGTTCCAGCCCCAACCCTCACCACATGGGCCGAAAATTTCGGTCGCCTTGCGCATGAGGTAGGTTGGCCTGATCGCAGTGCCCTTAAAACCACCTGCGCCGGTGTATTTTTTAGTTGCATCGGGGTCGGTCGTGTTGACCTGATCCCAGATCCTGGTTTTGTCGGACATCACTTATTCCTCCAGCCGTCAGCACGCTTGACCAGTTCCTTGAAGGAAGCGGCTGGCAGCCTGCTCATGTATTTTTTGTTGTCGCGGTACCATTCTTCCAAGGCCGCCTTGGGCGTCTGGATGGCAACGACGTGCGAGACCTGCTGCTTGTATGAGGTCGAGTTGGCGACTTGCGAGTAATACGCGCCGCGCACAACCACGGTATTGGTCATTCCCTGTTTGACCAGGCTGTTCAGCTCTTCCTGGGATTGAACGGCAATGGCACCGGGGTGCTTCTGCTGGAACAACCTGTAGCAGGCCTCCCGTACAAGCTCGGTACTGCCGTACTCGACGTATTCAACGTCCGGGATGCCCGCCTCGATCTTCTCTGCCACTTCATCCAGGCGCCCGGTGTCGATCCAGGCGTTTTTGGATACTTGCTTCAGGTCCCAGCCGCTGACCGTTTGGCGATCGCGCTCAAGCTGCAGGTGCTCGGGGAGGATGTCGTAGCCGTAGGTCAGGTCTGTGTCGCAGACGAAGAGCGTTCCGACGTAGAGCTTCCCCGGCCGGGAGGGCAGAATGTGGCCGTACTTAGTGCCAATGACGTCGCTCATTGGCGGTTGCATGCGAAGGCACATGCTGCGGATTTCCGTTTCGTCTTCCTCGGTGAGGCCGGAGACAACGAACTCAACACCCTGATTCTGCCGATGTGCCGGCGTCTCATTGATGCACAACACTTCCGCGTCGAACTGGTCGCTATGCCGGAACTCCGGAACCCACTGTTTGTTGCCGTTCCAAACCTTCACGTCGTAGCCGTTCCGGGTAAGCACCAGCAAAGCGATTTTGTAGCCTTCGCCAAAGCTACCGATGGCGTCGGCGCGGTCGGCCTTTGACGTACTACCCAACACCAGGGTGCTGGCTTCCAGCCTTGCAAAGCGGCTGGTGATGAACAGTTGGCCGTCGGCGAAGGCGTATTCGAAAGGCGACTCGCTATCCAGCGCATTCTGGACCAGCTCCCGGATGGCCTCTTTCAGACCCCAGTGGCGGACGTAATCGCGGGACAGGGGAAGTTCGTAGGACTTGGAACGAATGCGATCTGCAATTGCTGCGAGCATGGCGATACTCCCGCGCCGTCCTTGCGGGGCGCTGTGAGGTGTATGGTTATTGGGTGATTCGATCAGCGAGGGCGCTGAGCAGCATCAGGAACGTAAAGAGGGCGAGGACAGGGAAGGCGCCGCGCCAGATGAGCATGCGTCGGGTGCGCTGGCGGGTTGTCAACGTCGGACCCTCACCGCAATCCGGCCACCTTTCATGGTCGGTGCCAGGCGCTGGGGCAAATCCCGCACCAGGTCCTCACGCTTGCGGCCGATGAGCTCGTTGAAGGGAAGGCCGAAACCCAGGATGGCGATGCGGCGCTCGATGTCGTCGAGCTGCTCGTCGATCAGCGATCTAACCGGTGCGGTGGTCATGCTGCCTCCTTACGCAGCCGGCTGATCTTCAGTAGCCAGGCGCTGTAGTGGTGGAACTCTTCGGCGTTGATGGCGCCGGTAGTGAAGTGGCGGACGATCAGGCCCTCAGTCAGTGACTCGGCAAGGTCTGTTGTGTCCGGATGCTCAAGCTCGAGCAGAGCGGTGGTTATCGCGACGTGCGGGCTCACAGGTCCGCATCCACGTCGTCTTCGGCCGCTTCCCGCTCCGCTGCTACAGCTTCGGCGGCGTAGGGCCTGAGCAGGTCCATGGCGATCTTCTCGGCGGCTTCGATGGGGCGGGGCTGGCCGATCAAGTCGGCGGCGTGGCCGCGCGAGTCCGCCTGGCCGCCGAGGATCGACGACAGGAACAGCCGAGCAAGTGAGTCGCGCTCGTCCAGGCCATCGATCTGGCGTTGGTTCAGGTGGCCTTGCAGGTAAGTGCAGAACCGGTCAAACGTAACCGCTTGCGGCTGGCCGTGGCGGCGCTTCCACTTGATATCGACGCCGCACACCAGCTGTTCCGCTGACTGTTCCAGCCACTCCTGTTCCGGATTGGCCTCGCTGATCTCTGGAGGCAACTGAGCGTCGTAACGCTCCTGGCATATCTTCAATGCTGCGTTCATGCTGCCTCCGGCCAATGGCGTTCGATGCTCTCTTTTGCGTAAGGCGACAGCCGCTGATAGCCGTTCACCGATCCGCAACCAGGCATGGTTCCTTCCAGTTCGACGCAGGCGCGTATGTCGCATCGGCGTGAGCAAACCCAGCCACCGTAGTGGCAGCGGTGTACCTCGCCTTGCGGCTCTGGGTGGTAGGCAAGCCCGGCTTTCCACGACGGCGAGCCCCGTAACTTGAGGCCGCATCCTCGGCAAACAGCTTGAGTTTTAGTACAGTTATGCATGGCGACCTCCAGTGTTTGGGGTTAGGCGGTCGCCTTGGCGATGATGGATTCGGCGTCGGCCAGGGCCGCGTGGTAATTGCCCAGGTGCGCGGCGCCGAGCCTTGCCAGCCCAACTAGATTTGTCAGGCTCTCCAGCAGGTCGCGAGAGGCCGCCATTGCTTTCGCGGTGGAAAGCGCTTCGGCGTGGGTGATCTCGCAACCAGCAATCACCGGGTGTGCATCGCGCTGAACCACAATCGCAACACCCTGATACGCCGCACTGCGATCTGTATCGATGATTCGATAGCCGCCTGTGACCGCGACCTCTTCAACTTGAAGTGCCATGTCGATTCCTCTGTGGTTCACCTGTATTCGTCAACACTCATGCCTCCCGCTGGTTGCCGAAGGGCGCAGGGATATGTGTACAGATGGATAAATTCGGGACAATAAAAACCCGGAGTTAACCGGGTTCTATAGTGTCGGGCTCACTCGCTATGAAGTGGGCGGAAGGTGCGTGGCTCGGGATTTATGTATTAGCCAAATATGACTACGCCGTCATCAGCAGCCAAGGTAAACGCACGCTGCCATTCCTGATAAAGCAGCCAGAAATTACCGCCGATTTGCTCAGCTTTACCTGCATACTCTGCATAATCTTTAGAGAGCTTGGAACTGATGATCGGGCCGATATTCCCGTCGCTGTCAGTGAACTGAATTTGCTCGAAGAAGGGGCCTTCGCTAGCCGCCCATGCTCCAGCGTCATACCCCTCAGCTTCACCATCAGGGCCTATGTATTTGGTAAGCGGATAACCAGCCATCTGCGCGAGCTGATCGCGCCAAGCGTTATAGCTGCTGTAACTTCCCGCCCGAAAATCTATGTTGTCGCCACTCAAATGGTAAGGAACGCCGGGCTCGATTCCATCAAGACGACCTGGGAAGTCATCACTATCATTAAATTCGCGAAAGTTCTGCCAATCTTCTAGGTAGCCGTCTTCATCACGCTTAGCGTCAGGCGCGAGCACCAGCTTGCTGTATGCGGAAATGTCCAGTCCCATTTTTCATTTCTCCGTTGATTACTCATCAAAAGGTGCGACAAAAGCCAGACCATATTCGCCAGTTTATGCCACGCCTGCTCCACAGACGCTACCTCCCAGTCATCTTCCGAAAGCACCTGATACAGGTGCTGACGTGAAATCTTCTGGTGCCGGCTTCCCGCTACTGGCGTCGGTCACCGGTTTGAATCAAATGTCACTCCAGCCGCGGGCCTTTCGGCTTGTTCTCCCGCTGGATAACTGTTCTTGGCGCTTTACGCTGCACGCCCGGGTCAGTTGCCAACCCTCTGAACCGTTTAGGCCGGTTCATCGCTGCCTTTGAATCTGGGCCGGTGGTTATCCGGCAAGGGTGAATCGGTGTGACCAAAGAGCGGTCAGGCCCTGAGGCCCTGGCGAGTCCCTGTTGGGTGACCCGATGGAACAAATATAAGCTCGCTTATTTTATTCGTCAATAAGCAGGCTTATATTTTTTATCGAGGGCGATAAAAAGCCCGCTCAGTGGCGGGCTCACTTATGCGTCGCAGTATTCTCGCCAGCCGATCCTGACTGTTTCTCCTTCCAGGGTCTCGACTCGGACGCCGGCCGTTTCGCTGATCTCATCCAGAAGGCGTTGCCAGTCCTCGGGCGCTTCATGCTCCAGCCTACACACGGTCACCGCCTGGTACTTCTGAACGCCTGGAGAGGCAATCAGGGCTTGTAGGCGACGGCCGGCCGCCTCGTACGAGGATGGCGGTTTCGAGGTGGTAAAAGCTGGACTTTGCATGCGACTCTCCTGGTCATTACTGGATATATGTACAGTATTGATGGCGTGCGATATTGGCAAGCTGCATTTGGATCCATAATGCATTTATGCATAAATGGTCTAAGGGTGACTTTCCCCCACGCAATAAAAAGCCCGCAAAAGCGGGCTCTGGTAGCCTGTTGGTGTCAATCGCTGATCGGTGGGTATTTGCCGCTCACCGAGTCTCTATAAACGATCTCGCTGAATAGCCTGGGTCCGTCGCGCATCGTCACAAGGGCTTGCTTGGCCTCTTCCTTCGTTGCAAATGGGCCGGCACCTACAGCCAGGCCGATCATCGAAACAACCGGAAGCCCGGTTCCGGTAATAGCTTCAATGGTGCTTTGCTGCTCTTCCTCGTCCCGGCAGGTAGTCGAGGCGACCCAGCCGTTTTTCAGCCGTGGTGCTGCGGCAGGCTCAACGTCCGCTCCGCAGTGCTTGCACTTGATCGCAGCAGTCTTGATGCTCTCGGCACACATTGGGCATGGGCGAGTATTTTTTTCTGCCTGGGCAGCAGCAGGGGAGCCTTTACCGCCCAGCAAAACCATGAGTAGGCCGGCGAGCGCAATCACTCCGCCAACAATGGTGTGGATCTGGCGGTCAGCCATGAGCCCCAGGTTGTTTACTCGGCCACCCGCGCCGGTCGAGACGGACACATCCATACTCAGCGCGAAGATGAGCCAGCAGATGCCGGCTATCAGCGCGAACGTCCCAAGTCCTTTCATTGGATCCCTCCCGTAATTGAGCCCGCACTCTACCATTCGTGGCGCACAGCCACCATTTGTGGGCGTCAGTCCGGCTCCTGGGCTCTCAACCTGGCAAGCCCCTGTTTGATATGTCCGGCGTTCTCGCCAATCGTCTCCAGGGCACCGCGGACGTTATCGCCAGCTTCAGCATTGCCTTGTCCTTCAACGAGCAAGGTCAGCTCCATAAGTGCAGCTTCAAGAGCGAGCTGGTTCTCGTAGATTCGTTCCAAGGTGTCCGAGAGAGAGTATTCGGGTGACGGCATTGCTTGGTCTCCAATAGAAAGAAGGGAAAGCATAGCCGCGGACAAAAAAAATGGCCCGCTTATGTGCGAGCCTAATGGGAATTCTTCAAAGGAGTAGGGCGACCTTACCCCCTGTTCTGTAAATGCCAGGTGAAAAGGATGTCGCAAAAGCAGAAAGCCCGCACGGGGCGGGCTCTCTGTAACACTTGGGGCGCCGATCCGTCAGCACGGCCAGTTTGCAATCGCCAGGATTGCCAGCTCAATAGGGGCACGATGAAGGGCAGATACAAGAAGCTTCAGTAGAGCTATCCGGCGATCCCTCCTTTGGACATATCGATCTCAAACGCAATTTCTTCAGCGAGCTTTTGGACGCATGAGCTGTCTGCAAGCTTGGCTAGGTTGATACCTGTCGTACAAAACATCGCCTCATACTCGGGCTGCCTGACGAAGACGGTAACTGTCCATCCGTTGATCAAAATGCAATCTACCTGGTGCCCTGGCAGACTCCGTTCTAGATCCTCTGTCAGCGATATCTTCTTCCAAGTGTGCATGATGGCGTACTAGCGTGGCAGTGATGCACGATTGACATGCTGCTGCTGAAAAAGTGCCAACGTCAGATGCGAGACGCCCAGCGCTGGCCTGGCGTTTTGCAATCAATTCTCGGACAAAGAAAAGCCAGCGATGGGGAGTGCGGGCTTAAAGGGATGTGCACTAGGAGCTGGTGTAACCGTAAGCGAGCTGTGAAAAAATCGTGAACAGGTTTATCAATACATGCTTAACGCGATAGCGCTACTTCGGCTGATCAACGATTTCGCCATAGCCCGGGGGTATCATGGGTGTCAATGACCCAGCGCTAGCTTGGATGGCAGCTTTTTTTTCGATAGCTGCTCTGTTTGCAGCATCAAGAACTAACTGCGCTCGTAGGTTATGCAATGAGAGCATTCCTTCAAACAGGCCCATCATTTTTATTAATACGAAACTAAAAGTTGCAGCAATTAAAAAGCAACAAATACTTGAATATGTCATTCCGTGCCATTCGGTCGAAATTTTTTCAAGTGGAGATTTTAATGCAGAGCTTATAATTACAACTAGCAATGCAGCTACGGTGGCACTGAGCAGACCAATCCAATAGTACTGCTGCCTCGTTAGTGATGCCACAATCCTCTTGGCGTCATTCGGAGTAAGTCGATCTGCCTGCACAAAATTTGCTGTTATCGGCATGACTTGCATTAAGGACGCCGCTAGAAATCCGAGAAATGCAATTAATCCTTCTTTCATGTCAAACCAAAATGAAAGCGGCGTGAAGTACGCTGCTGCAACTCCTGATAAAAGAGGTAGCATTAGCGATGCTATCATTCTCTTTGTAGGTCGCCGCATATTAATTTACTCGATGATTTTTCCATTAGCGACAAAGTTTGAATAAGCTTCAATTGTAGCACGTAAAACGTCAGTAGGGTCTAATAGCGATCCTATTATCTCATTGTTACCGTCCATGGAGGTTATTAGCTTTATTGATGCATTATGATGAAGCTTTATAGTTCCATCACTGCCGATTTTTCCGCCTTTAGCTCTGACCTGTAACTGGCTATCCGGCAGATTGCGTAGCCCAGTTTCCAATTGGGTAAGGGCTACACGATCAATTCGACGCTTCTTGGTTTTAAATCCGATGTGGACTTGAACGTCTAACTCCGCATCTGGAGGCACAGACTGCATGAGAGACGCTACATTGGCTTCCCCTCCTAAAAGTTCAGCGAGAATTTTACGAGCGGTAGCCCACCCAGTAGTTCTCCCTGTATCGATTTGGCCGTGCTCAGTGACTTCGCTTATCTTGTCGATGATTTCAGGCTGCTCTCTATTGTTGTCAAATTTCAGAGGTGGAGGTGTCGCAACGCCACCTATAATGATTTCCTGGATATCAGCTAAATCTCCACCCATATCGCCAATATCAAATTTTGATGTCAGGGTTACTTCATTTTCCGAGCCTAGGGTTGTGGACTTAGTCTTTAACAACCACGCTAAATAGCCCTCAAGGTCAGCAGTTTTTAGCGACATACTTTGAACAACGAATGCATGATCGTCTTTTATCATCCAGAACATTTGAGAGTGCACGTATTCAGATTGTTCAGGCGCTTTCAGTTGCTGAACTGGGACCGATTGTGCTTTCTGATCAGCTGTCTTGGCCAATGCCTGCAAATGGCCTTTTGAAAAATGAAGTATATCCCCAAATACGAAACCTAAACTTTGAGAGGAGTCTTGATACAAGTTGATAAAATAGTTGTCTGCTCCATCTTCGCGGAGGCGCTCTAAATATCGATGCTTTAGCTGTATCCCGCCATCCACGGGGTAGTCCATCGCAGACCTTATCATCTCTTCTAAGCTGTATTTAACACCCGAAGGACGTACAAATTTTCGATACTGTATTGTGATTTGTTTTCTTGCGTTCGACATTGCTAACTCTCCCTGTATTGCATGTTGTAAAATTTAGGTGCTTCGTGATTTTTTGTAAGCAACTAATTTTGTTCCAACCAAGATATTGCCTTTTATTTTTATTCGCGTCGCTCCTCGCGCTCGCGTTCCCTTTATCACGCGCTTGCTTCAGTTCTGCTCCACTCAGCTTTATTCGCGGAGCCCATAGAAGTAGTTCAGCGCTATCAGCTCAACCACGGCCACGATGGTGCAGAGCACAACGAAGCCAGGGCTGAACACCCGCTTGCGATTGGATGAGGCTCCGCCCAGCCAGCCCGCCTCGGAAGCGCCAGGTATCACCATGAGCAACGTCAACCAAGCCCAAACCCAAAACTTGCTCCAGAAGCTCTGCTCTCGCCATGCAGTCATTGGCTCACTCTGGGTGGCAGCATTAGGAAAACCATCCATACCCAGGACACTTCATGGCTCTGAGGCGACGCAAAAGCGCTAGTGACTCTGTATATTCATAATCCGAAGCGCCCATCATTGACCGATGAGCGTACTGCAAAAAATCTTCAACCTGTTGGCGATCTGCGATTTGCTTGAAATTACGACATTGCTCTAGCCGCTCAGCTTCCGTGACGGGCATAGATACTGCGTCTATCTGTTTTTCGTACTCGGTTTTTTCTTTCGGCGTGCTGAAGCAGCCCGAGAGGATAAGAGGTGCGACTAGCAGGGCCACAATCCGTAAAGCGTTCATCACCACATTCCTTGTGCGCGCGAGCGCCGATCAGCTCGCGATAGTTCGGTCTATGTTGCCGCGTCAGACGCGTCTATTCGGGCTTGCTTCTGGTGATCCGCCCGGCCTTCACCTCATCCGCATACCCAACCAGCCTGCCGGCTTCCTCGTAAAGCGTTCCTACTAACCCCGCCAGGGCTATGGCGTCGGCATCGCTCAGCTTTTTCGCAAGCTTGCCTAAGTCGATGCAGGACTGTTCAAGGTTGAAAGAAATAGCCTTGAGGTCGCGGCGTAGCTGCTGGTTCGGTTTGGTGAGGGGCATGGCTAATCCTCGAGGATTGTCAGTAAAACTTCTGCAACGCCTGCACTACCACGCCCACGATCCGGCAATTCTCATCGACCGCCTCGATGGGGTAGCTTGGATTCAGCGGCTTCAAGAACAGCCGGCCGCCGTCGCTGACCAGCTTCTTGAATGTCGCTTCGTTGCTGTCCGGCAGCTTGGCTACGACCAGCTTACCTGGGGCAACCTCAGCCTCAGTGTCCACCAGGATCAGCGTGCCCTCGGTGATGCTCTGGCCAGCGGGCGCCGTCATCGAGTCACCTTTAACTCTCAGCCAGAAGGCAGGGCCTTTGGAGTCGTACTCCGAAAACTCGTAGGTGTCCGAGATTCCAGCCGGGTAGGGCTCCACCGCTTCAGACCAAGCGCCCGCAGACACCCAGCTAATCACCGGATAGCGGAAGCTCTGAGGATTCTGGGCAGCCAGCGATACGTTCGACTCTTCCTTTTTTGAGTCAATGACCATGGGGCCAATATCGTCCGACAGCCAAATAGCACTCACGCCGCATATGTGGGCGAATTTTGGAAGGTGTGCGCTTTGAAGGTTCTTGCCTGTCTCCAGCTGGGAGATCAGGGGCTGCTCAACACCGGAAACCGTCGCCAGTTTTGCCTGGGTCAGCTTCGCGTGTTTCCGCGCTTCTTTTAGACGTTCTGCAAGTGTGCTCATGCACATGAATTTATAAGTTCCCTTATTGGCTTGCAAATAAGCCTGCTTCTACTTAGGATATAAGCAGGCTTATCAGGAGGGCTCTCATATGACCCCTATCGAAAAGCTCGTCGACTTCTTCGGCGGGCAAACCAAAACCGCTTTAGCGCTCGACGTTTCCCAAGCAGCAGTTTCGTACTGGGTTGCCGGGATTCACCCGATGCGCGCCGAAAAGGCTTTCAGGGCTGAAGAGCTGACCGGTGGGAAGATTACTGCTCGCGAGCTGTGCATGCCACAGAAGCGCGCCAGATCCGCTGCCTGACATCCATCTCCACCGCCCCATTGAGCAAATGATCGCCTCTGCACCAGCAGGGCGCCACGGAAACAAATTTGAGGTTTTACGAATGGAAGACTTTTTGGATGCATGCCAGGCAGCAGTGAAGGGCAACGAGCCCAAGTCCCTGGCCGCAAAGATGGGTGTTCCGCACGTAGGCCTGCTTCAACGCGCGAATCCGGACAACGAGGCTCACCACCTGACCGTGGAGCATCTGTTCGGGATCTTGCTGCACACCGGGGACATGCGCCCGCTGATCACGCTTGCCGGGGAGTTTGGTTTTGACCTGGTAGCGAAGACCGCCCCGAAGCCGCAAGAACTCACCAAATCCATGATCAGCGTCAGCAAAGAGTTTGCCGATCTGACCATCGCGGTGCACGAAGCGTTGAAAGATGGCCACGTGTGCCAGTTCGACAAATCGACCATCCGCCGCGAGATCGGCCACATTCGGGAAACCTTGGACGTGATGGATGAATCGGTAAAAGCCGCCTGAATTCCGGGCACAAAAAAGCCGACGGTCAAGGTCGGCTTTTTCTACAGCAGTAAACAACTGGAGCGAATCATGCACCAACACACCGAATCGATCAATACCCCCAACAATATCGCGCCACGTTTTTCGCAATCTGAAAACGTGGCGCGCGGTGTTTCCATGTCCAGTCTTGAGCTGGTGGACTTCATCAACTCCAAGCGCAAGAAGGGCGAGCCGACCCTGACGCACAAGAACCTGATCGCCAAAGTGCCGCGTGTTCTCGGCGCCGATCAATCGGCTAAATTTTCAGCCGATTACCTTGATGCCCGTAGCCGCGTACAAAAGTGCTTTGTGTTCCCCAAGCGTGAAGCCTGCCTTATCGCCATGTCGTACAGCTATGAGCTTCAGGCATTGGTGTTCGATCGCATGACGGCGCTTGAGGATCGTGAGCGCGCCCGCGCACTGCCAAGCAATCCAAAGATCATCGGCGAGCTTGCCATTCTGGAGTGCTTTGACCGTATGCTGAAGCCAGCGCCCTCTAGCAAAATGCTGATGCTGGCCAAGATCGCCGCCAACAACGGCCTGGACGCCAAATTCCTCCCAGGCTACGCCGTGGACGCCGCGCCAGACGCCGCTGGCGGGTCATCGATGCCGACCAAGGCAATCACCGTGCTTATCAAAGAACACGCCATTGCCAGCACCGCTCGCGCCTTCAACCTCGCGCTCAAGGCTCACGGCTTCCTGACTCTGCTCCAGCGCAAAAACTCCAAGCAGGAAATGGTCGATTTCTGGTCCGTGACCGAGAAGGGCCTGGCCTACGGCAAGAACCTCACCAGCCCTCAATGCCCCCGCGAGACGCAGCCTCACTGGTACGTGGATCGCTTCCTTGAATTGGCCGCTAAGGTCGGGAAGGCCTGACATGCAATACACCGTCACGATTAACCAGGTGAAGGCGCTGGAGTGGGGGCTGAATTCTCAGCAGGCCCTGCTGTTCGCCTTCGTCTACGGCTGCCCGAGTTGGACCAAGCCAATCAAGACTGATGACGGGATCTTCTTCGCGCTGAGCAAGGCCAAGATCATCGAAGAGCTGCCATTGCTTACCGATAAGCCGGACACCGCTTACCGCATGCTGAAGGCCCTGGAAGAGGCCGGTTTGATTGAGCTTTCCAGCACTTCAAACATCACGCTTTTTCGCCTCACCGAGAAGGCCGTCGAGTGGAACCAGAAGCTTGATGGGTCGGAAAAATATCCGACCCCACCCAAAAACAAAGGTCGGAAAAAAATCCGATCTACCGCGGATAAATCTCCGAGCAAGGTCGGAAAAAAATCCGAGCAAGGGTCGGATAAATCTCCGACAAATCAGGATACCAATCATCAGGGTACCAATCAGGACACCAGTCAGGACTTGCAGGACGCCACCGGCAAGCCGGTTCAGTCCCGCGGCTTGGTTCTGGTGGTTGATCGCACCGATACCCCAAGGGTCGAGATCCCCGCTGACATGCCTGGCCCCAAAGACCAGACCTGCAAAACCTTCAAGGTCTGGGCGAACTACGCCATGGCCTACCGCAAGCGCTACGGCGCATGGCCTGTGTGGAACGCCAAGGTCGGCGGCCAGCTCGGACAACTGGTTGACCGCCTGGGCGCCGACGTCGCCCACCACGTGGCCGCCCACTTCCTGAAAACCAGCGACGCCGCCGTCCTGCGCAAGTGCCACAGCCTCAACGAACTGCTGGCGAACGCCGAGAGTTACCACACCCAGTGGGTCACCGGTCAGCGCATCAACGGCACAACCGCCCGCCAAATGGAGCGGACTGAGGCGAACCACTCCGCAGCCGAGCAGGCCGCCCAGATGGTTCTGGCCAAACGCCAATCAGGTGACCGCAATGAATACCTCTGAAATGAACGACCAGCAGGTTGCCGGACTTGCCGCCGCCATCTGCGCAACGGCCGAGGCCATGGGCCAGGAGATGAACCCTGGGACTGCTGCGATGATGGCAGAAGACCTCTGCGCCTACCCGGTGCCCGTCGTCAAGGCGGCGCTGAAGGCGTGCCGCTTCGAAGTGAAGGGCAAACTGGCTATGGCTGACATCCTGCAGCGTGTCCAGACATCCGACGGCCGCCCTGGGAAGGACGAGGCCTGGGCAATTGCGATGACCACCAACGACGAATATGAAACCGTGGTGCTGACCGACGAGATCCAGCTGGCACTGGCTGCCGCGAAACCAATCCTGGACGGCGGCGACAAAATCGGCGCGCGCATGGCATTCATCGACGCCTACCAACGGTTCGTGGGCCAGTCCCGCGAGGATGCGAAGCCGGTCAATTGGCACGTTTCGGTCGGCTTTGACGCCAACCGCCGAATCCAGGCTGTCACCAAGGCCATGGAGCTGAAGCGCATCCCTCGCGAACACGCCCAGAAGTACCTGGCGGACCTGAGCGTCGAGCCGATCACTGAGGACGGCCGGGCCATTGCTGGCTTGCTCGCTGGCACAGTCACCAAGCCGGAGCCGGCACTTCGCCAGAAACTGGAGCTCGTGAAGAGCTCGATGCTGGAAATGCGCAAGGCTAGCGCAGAGCAGAAGGACGAAATACGGATAGCAGCGGCCAACGAGTTGGCAGATCGCCGGGCGTTACTGATCAGGCAGGCCCAGGAACTGGAAGCGAAGAGGGCGGCGCAATGAGCAAGCCAGCAAAGCCTCGCCCAATGCCCGTGTACCTGGTGCTGCGCCGACTGGTCGATCCTGCTACCGGCAAGGAGGTAGCCGCGTTCGTGCCGTCCTCCGACGCCGACCGCTCAATCCTCCGCGAGCGGGATTTCCGGATCAACACGAAGATCCGCGCCGATCTCAAGCAGCCGCGCAACCCACGATTCAACGGTTTGGTCCACGGCCTGGGCCGCGTGCTTAGCCAGAACATCGACCGGTTCTCCGGCAAGCAGTCCCACGACGCAATCAAGGCTCTGCAACTGGAGTCGGGCGTGTACTGCGACGAGGAAGCGTTCGATATCCCAGGTCTGGGCCAGCTCACCCGCAAGACACCCCGCAGCCTTTCCTACGACTCAATGGGGGAGGAGACCTTCCAAGACTTCTGGCGCCAGTGCTGCGCGTACCTGGTGCTGCACGATTGGCCGACGCTCACGGAAGAGCGCTTGACCGAAATGGCGGAATTTGAAGCGTTCAAGGAGGCCGCATGAGCCATAACTTCAAGCCGGGCGACCTGGCGATGATCGTTGATCGTCGCGCACGTGAAGCGAACGTAGGAAGAACAGTTTCCCTGGTCAAAAGCCTCGGTTCACCAGCTGTGTATTTTTGGGAAGGGGTTGAGTACCGCAATACGACTGGGAGCCAGATTTGGGTGATCGAGGTGAATGGTGAGCCTCTGGAAGCGCGCCGGAAGGCCTACGTCATGCGCGGGCCAATTTGCGAATACAAGCTGATGCCTCTGCGCGGCGACTTCACCCATGAGCAGCAAAGAGCCAAGGAGGCTGTATGACTATCGAGCGGAAGCCGGCCAAGCCTAAGAAATGCCGCGTTGCTACGTGCGGGGCCTCATTCGTCCCTTCGCGTATGGGGCAGGCGGTTTGCAGCCCGGCCTGCGCAATGATCGACGCGCCCAGGCACCAGCCGAAGGCCCGCAAGGCCCTGGCGCAAATCGAGCGCAAGGAAATCAAGGTCCGCAAAGAGAAGCTGAAGTCCCGCGGCGACCACATGCGCGAGGCCCAACAGGCATTCAACGCGTACATCCGAGCCCGGGACCAGGCCGCCGGCCACCTGTGCATCTCCAGTGGCAAACCTTTGGACTGGAGCGGCAATGCGGTAGATGCAGGCCATTACCGCAGCGTCGGCTCCGCACCGCACCTGCGCTTCGATGAGCGCAACTGCCACGCACAGAGCAAGCAGGACAACCGGTTCCTATCCGGCAACGCCGTGGACTACCGGATAGGCCTGATCGAGCGCATCGGCCAGGAGGCAGTCGACGCGCTGGAGGCTGATCAGGCGCCGCGCAAGTACTCCCTCGAGCAGATCAAGGGCATCAAGGCCTATTACCGGGCAAAGACAAGAGAACTGAAAAAAGGAGAGGCCGCATGACCTATCGCAACGTTGTTTCAGCAGTAGTTAGCGCCCTTGCGGCCGAGACCATCAGTTCTGCCGGCGGCTGCGACTTTGAGCCGAAGGTGCAGTGCGCCAAGCAGAAAGGGGAGATCGTCGGCAAAGAGGCGGCGTTTCTCCAGGACTGCTGGGTATTTGGGCGGCTTCACAAAGCGCTGACCCCGGTGCACTGGCGCGCGCTGGTGGCGAAGTACTCGACGCATGAGGAACGAAAGCACGGCGCGATACTGGAGCTGCTCAACTCGGTGCGCACGCCGGCGCCGAAACGCTTCCGTGAATGTGCTGTACTGACTTGGGCCATTCCGCAAGTTGCCGGTGCCGAGGGCAAGCGTTCTGCAGCGGTGCTGCCGGCCGCCTGGTACGACATCACCAATTGGGACAACGACGGCAAACCAGAATCGACTCGGTACCGGTGGCGATCAACTATTCGCAAGGCGCTCGATGACCAAGTGAACGAGGCGCTGACAGCCGCCCAGGAACTGCTCGACGCGGAGGGCTTGATCGAAAGTTGCGCGGCGTAGCAAAAAGTAATTGTATTGAGTGAGAAAGTGAGAGATTATTTACCTATCCTGTCGATCTTGCGCGTTAGGGATCGATGACCGTGTCCCATCGGGATCATCGGCAGCAGGGTGTTTGCTCGTAGTCGGCGCTGTTGGGTACCTGATTCTTGTTGTACTTAAGTATCTTGTTCAAAAACTGCAACAGCCAAGCGTAGTGGTACCGTCTGCGAAGGAGGTTAGTCAAATGGCTAATATCGACACCGCGTTTCTTGAAACCAGCAACAATGTTGGCGCCGGACTCGTAGCAAGCTCACTATTTGCCGCTCTGATTTGAGTCCGTAAGGGCTCCACGAACCCCGTCCACAAGGCGGGGTTTTTTATTGCCCACGGAAAGGGTGATTCAGCAAAAGGAATTTGCAGATGTTGAGAGAATTCAGGTGTGGTAACTGCAAAAAGCTTCTCGCCCGTATGGGTGGGTTTACAGAGCTCCAGATCAAATGTTCCCGATGCGGGACGTTGAATCATGTGAAGGCCGCGAGCCTCGAGCAATCGCCTTTGAGCGACATGAAAGCGGAATCCTCCGCGACAAATCATTCGACTCAAAGGTTCTACAAATGACAATCGAACTAGCGCCAACATACGTTTACCCAGACCAGCCAGGCCTTCCGGGTTCTTTTTCTATTGACTCCTCATGGTCCAATCAATTTCTCAATCTGCCTGCCGCGCAGGCTGAGGTTGAGTTTATTAATAGTGCAGTACCAAACATGATGCTGAACGGTGAAGGCATCCGTGAAGCTGCGCAGAGATGCGATAGTCTTGCTGTCATGGAGCAGGCCTTTCTGGGCTTTAGCGGCCAGGTAGAGATTAGTTTGCGGCAGGATCTTCAGGTCCACTGCCAAGCCGCGTTGACGCTGCTTCAGACCTATTCCAGTTATAACGGCGCCCCGTACTACATTGGTAATGGTCGAGGAGACTATTTTGAGCCGGCTTGGGGTAGTCTTCTCTACTCGGGTCCGATTACACGTGAAATTCCATTCCGTGCCAACGGGATTGATTTCTATGGCACTCCGCTTATGCCATTGGCGGCAATTGGCTACTGGATCTATGGCGGGGGTCAGGACCGAAATGTCCACATTGCCTCTCTCAACCTGCAGCTGCTTCCTCGTGATTTTCAGCCGATCGCTAAGCTACTGAATGACCCCAATAATCTTGGCACCTTTGAAATCAATGAGCCGTTCAGCTACAACATTTTTGACAAGGCACCGATAGACGTGCCTGCAGCCGGCATGCTCGGCCGGGTATCTGGCAATGTGAAAGGCACCCTTGTTATTCAGTCTGACGGCACGTATGGTTTTAATGGCAGCTATTCCTTGAATCGCGACTACTACGATGCTGACAAAAGCAACCGTACCTGGGCGCAGGAGGCTCTGACCACTTTCTTGAAAGGGCTAGGTGAGTCGTTCGGTCACAATGACTATTACATCAATATTCTGGGTGAACAGGCCGTTCAATACTCAGGGACAAGGTAGGGATTCAGTTGAAAAAGGTTTTCGGAATACTCGCGCTGTTTTTTGCCTGCGTCACGTTGTCTGCATGCGGTAATGAAAAGCAGGTGGAAAACTGCTCGGGTAAGGGAGAGGCGTTTTTTACCGAGTCACTGAACGCATACTTCTCAAAGCATCCTCGTACTGGGGATGATCAGAGCTATACGTTACAACCGGGTGCACGTTATGACGAAACCAACGACTGGTGGATTGTCCCGTTCGATTACGGCGATGAGCGAGCCCAAGCTTTGTTGAGTTGCGACGGGCACTTGGAGATCAGTTCGCGTTGATCTGAACCTTGAACCCTCGATCGGTACCTGAGGGTTCATCAGAATTTAAAAGGCCTCGCCATCGTGCGGGGCTTTTTCGTTTTCGGCTCCACCACACCCATCGCTATGGCTGGGAGTGCTGCTGGGGCTGACATATTTCATACATGCCCCACGGAGTCGAGCGCATGGAGTTTCTGCATCGCCTGCTCGATAAGACCGAGTGGCTAATCGCCGGCCTGATCGGCGCAATTGTCGCCAGTTGGTGGCACAAGGACGACCTCGCCGATTGGCGCGCATGGGTGATCTTCCTGATCACAGGTGTGGCCTGTTCGCTGTACCTGACCGGGATGGTGAGCGCTTACCTGAATGTCACCGAGCCGAGCATTGTTGCCGGTATCGGCTTCCTGCTGGGTACGTTTGGCGGCTCGCTCCTGGCAGCAATCAACCGAGCCATCAAAGCCGCTGACCTCTGGGCGCTTATTCGCCAGCGGTTCGGGGGAGGCAACCCACCATGAATCTTGAACTGATCAACTCCGTCGCCTGCGGCCTTATTGCGCTGTGGGCCACCTGGTGCGTACTTAGCGGGAAGGTGAGGGACGGCATTCTCGGGAAGCTGATCTACACCACGATCGCCATCACAGGTTTCGTTGTGTCGGTGCGCAGCCAAAACATCTTCTTTGGCCCGACGACTGCTGGCCTGACGCTGCATGTCGCCCTGGCCATGGCCGGTGCCCGCCACATCTTCATGGTCACGTACTGGCAGCCGGTTAAAGCCTGGCTTTGCCGGACGCTCAACTGCGAACACTGCATGAGCTGCCCAAAGGCGCCTGAAGGTATCGAGCGGCGCAAACAGTAATTCGCGCCACGTTTTCGAATGCGCCAAATCGTTGCGCAGCTCTTAAGCTAACTGTTTGTTTTGAGGGATCCCTGAATATTGTGAAGCGCGTACGAAAGCTCGTGCTCTACTTCGTGAAGCCCCTGGTTCCACTTTTCGCTATGTGGACTCGTATCGGTCCTCATTCGAAAGTTCGCGGACGTACTCCTAACGGCTGGACCAAAGAAGAACTGCTCCAAGTCCGTTTTTGGTTCTTTCCTGCGCGATAGTGTTTCGTGCTTGGCCGCGTCTTTGATCTCATCCTTCAGCTTGGTCAGCCGGATTTTTAAAAGGTCGATGCTGTTTGACGAGAGTCTTGATTTATCGGCGGCGTCATCGACTAGGCTCCGGGCTTCGTCATGCCATCGCTGTAGTTCACCAATAATGGCCAGAGCCTCGTTGTGGTCCAGTTCCATTTGTTCCTCCATCGTGCGCGGGGTAGGTGTGCCGCAGGTGAGTGCGGCACGGGTGAGTCACTTCACTTTTAGCGCTTCTTGGATCTGGTCTGCGTAGGCGCCAAGTCTAGCCATTTCATCTTTGATAATGTCGCAGTTGGCGGGTGTGTTTGCCGCTTTAGCGTGGATCAAGGCAAGCGCGGCAGACACGGCAATTGCTCGCTTGTCCTCGCTTGAGTGTGAGTACAAGTTGTAAGTGGTCAGGTCTTTTGGTTGCGACATAAACGTCTCCTTTTCGTTGAACCTCACCAATACCGGCAGCGCGCCACTATTTCAAGCTCAAGGTGATCTATGGACAGGCCATACCCTCCATCGTCGCTTCTTGAACTGTCCGACCTATCTGACTTCGGTATGCGCCTGACGCCCGCGCCTGAGGTGTGGGAGTGGCTCCAGTCCGAGATCCTTTCCGACGTCGGCAGCATTCACAACGAAGACCATGCCCACCTGCTGGATGCAGACATCCGAATCATGTGGGCATCGTCGAGCATCGCCAAGCAAGGCCGCACAGTCCTGGGCCAGGCGGAACAAATAGCGTTCCGCGCCGGTGGTTGGCAGAAGGCCAGGATGGAGCAACAGATGCGTGACTGGTTCGGCGATGTGCCGGCCTTCATTATCACCTTGGCTGCTGACTACTGCGCCCAGTGCAGCGACCTTGAGTTCTGCGCCCTGATCGAACACGAGCTGTATCACCTAGCTCATGCGACCGACAAGTACGGTCAGCCAGCATTCACCCAAGACGGTGCACCAAAGATCAAGCTGCAGGGGCACGACGTCGAAGAGTTCGTCGGTGTCGTCCGCCGCTATGGTGCAAGCCCTGACGTTCAAGCGTTGGTGGATGCGGCAAACAGTCCTGCTGAGGTGGGGAAATTGAATATTGCGAGGGCCTGCGGAACCTGTCTGCTGAGATCGGCCTGATTCTTGACAGGCTCTAGACGGATGAGAATTTATGGCAGCCCTGAAAAATGAGGTGAAGAGCTTCATCGTTCAGGCGCTGGCGTGCTTTGACACCCCATCCCAGGTGGTGGAAGCCGTCAAGAACGAATACGGGATTGCGGTGAGTCGTCAGCAGGTGGAGACGCACGACCCAACCAAGTCCGCCGGGAAAGGGCTTGCCGTGAAGTGGGTGACCCTATTCCAGGACACCCGAAAGCGATTCCGCGAAGAGACAGCCGAGATACCGATCGCCAACCGCGCCTTCCGGCTCCGTGCCATGAACCGATTCGTGGAGAAGGCCGAGACTATGAAGAACATCGGCCTGGCCATGCAGATCCTCGAGCAGGCCGCGAAAGAAACCGGTGACATCTACGTAAACCGGGCCAGAAAGGAAGAGGCGGGCGACGCGCCGGTGATTCCGACCCGTATCCAGGTCGACGTGGTGGATGCGAGGAAGCCGAATGCCGAGCCTTAACGTTCCGCAGGCTCAGTTCCTCACGCTGCCCCATAAGTTTCGTGCGTTCGTTGCTGGGTTCGGCTCAGGCAAGACTTGGGTTGGCTGCTCGGCGCTGAGCAAGCACTTCATGGAGTGGCCCGGCGTCAACGCTGGTTACTTCGCACCGACTTACCCGCAGATCCGCGACATTTTCTATCCGACCATGGATGAGGTGGCCTATGACTGGGGGTTGAAGACCAAGATCAACCAGGCGAACCACGAAGTTCACATCTACAGCGGCCGGCAGTACCGCGGCACTGTGATATGCCGATCGATGGAGAAGCCCCAGACCATCGTCGGCTTCAAGATCGGTCAGGCCCTGGTGGATGAGCTGGACGTGCTGACCGCAGTCAAGGCGCAGCAGGCCTGGCGCAAGATCATCGCCCGCATGCGCTACAACTTGCCCGGGCTGAAGAACGGGGTGGACGTCACCACGACGCCGGAAGGCTTCAAGTTCGTCTTCCTGCAGTTCGTGAAGCAGCTGCGCGACAAGCCGTCTCTCAAGGAAATGTACGGTCTGGTGCAGGCCAGCACGTTCGAAAACGAGCTGAACCTGCCGGATGACTACATCGCCTCCCTAATGGAGTCGTATCCGCCGCAGCTGATCATGGCGTACCTCAAAGGCCAGTTCGTCAACCTGACGTCGGGAACGATCTACACCGCCTACGACCGCAAGCTCAACGGATGCTTCGACACGGTGCAGCCCGGTGAGCCTCTGTTTATCGGTATGGACTTCAACGTCGGCAAGATGGCGGCGATCACCCACGTCAAGCGCGACCAAGGGCTGCCCAGGGCAGTGGATGAGCTGATCGACGGGTACGACACGCCCGACATGATCCGCCGCATCAAGGAACGCTACTGGCAGCACGACGGCAACGACTTCAAGAAAACGTGCGAGATCAGGATCTACCCTGATGCCTCGGGCGATTCGCGCAAGTCCGTGAACGCCAGCATCACCGACCTTGCCATGCTCAAGCAGGCTGGGTTCGCGGTTATCGCTCCAGCGGCAAACCCGCCTGTGAAGGACCGAATCAACGCAATGAACGCCGTCTTTTGCAATGCGCAGGGCGAGCGCCGCTACCTGGTCAACCCGTTTACCTGCCCAACCTACGCCGATGGCCTGGAGCAGCAGGTGTGGGGCGCGAACGGGGAGCCAGACAAGACCGCAGGCATCGATCACGCGAACGACGCCGGCGGCTACTTCATTCACCGCGAGTACCCGATCATCAAACCGGTCACCGCTATCAAAATGGGATACGCCCGATGAGCAACGACGTCTCCTTCAAGCGGGCGGAATACACGGCAGTGCTGGACCGCTGGGCAACCGTTCGCGACGTCTGTGCGGGCCAGCACCGGGTAGTCGATCGGCTGCCTTACATCAACGCGCACGACAAGTCGCCGGAGAATCAGGACCGAAATCGGGCTTACCGAGAGCGCGCAGTGTTCAAGAACGCCACAGGGCACACTCGAAATGGTTTGCTGGGCCTGGCTTTTCACAAAGACCCGACGCTGACGGTACCGACGAAGCTTGGGTACCTGCAAGACAATGCCAACGGCTCCGGGGTGAGCATCTATCAGCACTCCCAGGGCACGCTGGAAAAGGTGCTCGAGGCTGGCCGGCATGGACTGTATGTCGACTATCACCAGGACGACGGTATCGGCGGGCATGCGGTGATCCTCACCTACTGCGCCGAAGAAATCATCAACTGGCGCACCGGTATGGTGAACGGTCATAGCGTGCTGACGCTGGTGGTGCTGAAGGAATCGCCGGAAATCCCCGATGGCTTCGGCTTCAAGACGGTTGAGCAGTACCGGGAGCTGGCCTTGGAGGAAGACGGCTTCGTTTGTCGAGTATGGCGCCGGTCAGGTCCAGAGACTGGCGGGCCACTGGCGGTTATCGAAGAATTCCGCCCGACAGGTGCTGGCGGCCGACTGAGGGAGATCCCGTTTACCTTTGTTGGTGCACAAAACAACGACCCGAGCATTGACGAGTCGCCTCTCTACGACATCGCCATGATCAACCTGGGCCACTACCGGAACAGCGCTGACTACGAAGACAGCGTGTTCTGGTGCGGCCAGGCCCAGCCATGGATCAGTGGGCTCGACGAGTCCTGGCGCGACTGGATGGAGGAAAACGGCATCTATGTAGGCTCAAGAGCCCCAATGATGCTGCCCGTTGGGGGCGCATTCGGGTACGCGCAGCCCACGCCCAACACCCTGGTCAAGGAGGCCATGGCCGACAAGAATCAGATGATGATCGAGCTGGGCGCCCGGATGGTGGTTGCATCACTGGCGACCAAGACCGCTACCGAGTCCCGTGGGGATCAGTCGGCATCGACATCCGTTCTTGCCGGGTGCGTGGCGAACGTCAGCGAAGCCTACACACGGGCCATCATGTGGTGCTGCACCTACATGGGCATCACCGACAAGAAGGTCGCCTACCAGGTGAATCAGGAGTTCGTCGAACTCTCGGCTGATCCGCAGATGATCACGGCCTTGGTTGGATTGTGGCAGAACGGTGGATTCGCCAAGGCTGACTTGCGGGCTTACCTGCGCAAGCTTGGGCTGATCGCACCAGAGCGCACGGACAAACAGATCGACGGCGAGCTGGAAGAGCAGGGCGATGGACTTGGGCTGGACGACGAGGGCAAAGTAGATGGCAGCGAACCAGGCAATACTTGACGCGACCATCCGGCACGCCGTCTTCCTCGAAAAGCTCAAGGCTGGAGAGGTGGGCAAGTTCGCCCCTTTTCTCAAAGAGATCGACCGATCGATTCGCGACCGGCTCACCCAGTCGGACTTGACTGAGTACAACGTCAAGCGCCTTGAAGCTTTGCTGAAGGAAGTGGATAGCCTGCTGCTGGGCATCTTCGACCGCTACAGCGCGCAGCTGAACCTAGACCTTGTGGACATCGCCAACTACGAGGCTGAGTTTGAGGCAACCAGTGTTGCCAGGTCGGCACCGGTTGGCGTTTCGCTGGATGTCGTCGCGCCGGCGGCGGCCGCGATCCGCACAGCCGTGCTAACGAATCCACTGAGCGTGCGCGGTACCGGCGGCGGGAAGCTGCTGAAGGCTTTCATCAAGGGCTGGACTAGCGCCGAGCGTGAGCGTGTCACCGGCACTATCCGGCAGGGCTTTTTCGAAGGACAGACGAACTTCCAGATCATCAAGAGCATTCGCGGTACCAAGGCCGCAGGGTACAAGGACGGGATTCTCGCTACCACCAATCGCAACGCCAGCACGGTCGTTCACACCTCCATTCAGCATGTGTCATCCCAGGCCCGTATGGAGGTGGCCAAGGCCAATACGGATATCGTCGAAGAGATCCAGATGGTGGCTACGCTGGACAGCAAGACCAGCCAGCAATGCCGCTCGATGGATAAGCGCAAGTTTCCGGTGGATTCCGGGCCAAGGCCGCCGTTTCACCCGAACTGCCGTACCACCTTCATTCTGCTGACCAAGCTCAGCGCGATGTTCGCCAAAGGCGCTACCCGCGCTTCAGTGGGCGCCGGTGGCGGCCAGCAGGTCAGTGCGAGCCTGGATTACTACCACTGGCTCCAGCAGCAGCCGGCATCGTTCCAGGATGTGGCTATCGGCCCTGTACGGGGCAAGCTGTTCCGGGAAGGCGGATTGACCGTCGAGCGCTTCGCCGAGCTGCAGCTTGATCGCAACTTTGCGCCGCTGACATTGAAGCAGATGAAAAGCCTGGAGCCTCTCGCCTTCGAACGCGCCGGAATTTAGCCGAACACACTTACTCAGCCGCCTCCGGGCGGTTTTTTATTGCCTGCAAAGCGGGCGAAACATACCCAAGGGGTGCATCAACGTGGCAGAAGAAAACGAAATCGACCTGGAAAACCCGGCAATCAAGGCCGCTATCGCGACTGCCGTTGAAGCCTCCGTGACTGGGTTGAAGTCCAAAAACAATGAGCTGCTGGGCAAGCTGAAGGAAACGACCGGCAAGCTGACCCAGTTCGAAACCCAGTTCGAAGGCATCGATATCGACGCTGTGAAAGGGCTGCTCAGCCGTGCCGGCCAGGACGAGGAAACCAAGCTGCTGACAGAGGGCAAGGTGGACGAAGTGTTCAACAAGCGCACTGAACGCTTGCGTGGCGAATACGACAAGCAGTTGAAGACCGTCAGCGCGCGCGCAGAGAAGGCTGAGTCCTTCGCGGCCAAGTTCCAGGGCAAAGTCCTGGGTGACGCGGTGCGCGGCGCTGCATTGAAGGCCGGCGCACTGCCGGAAGCAACCGACGACATCATCCTACGCGCCAAAGGCGTGTTCACCCTGAACGAAGATGGCGATGCGGTCGCTGTGGATGAGTCCGGCCAGACCATCCTCGGCAAAGACGGCAAGACCCCTCTAACCCCGCTCGAATGGGCGGAATCCCTGCGCGAAAGCGCGCCTCACCTGTGGCCAAGGGCTTCAGGGACACAAGCCCCGGGCGGGGGTGGCGGCCAGGCTGCATTCAAGCGCTCCGAAATGACCTCCGAGCAGAAGCGCGACTACCAGCGCAAGCACGGCCAAACCGCATATCTGCAATTGCCCAAGTAAGGGGAAATACCCATGGCGACAACCGTCAACAGCGACCTGATCATCTACAACGATGAGGCGCAAACCGCATACCTGGAGCGCGTCCAGGACAACCTGGATGTGTTCAACGCATCCTCCAACGGCGCCATCGTCCTCGATAACGAAATGATCGAAGGCGATTTCCGCAAGCGCGCTTTCTACAAGCTCGGCGGCGGCCTGGATCACCGCGACGTCAACTCCGAAGCCAAAGTGGTTTCGAAGAAGATCGGCGCTGGCGAAGCTGTTGGTGTGAAGGCGCCGTGGAAATACGGCCCGTACCAGACCACGGAAGAAGCGTTCAAGCGTCGCGGTCGTCCGGTGGATGAGTTCTCCCAAATCATTGGCGTTGACGTGGCCGACGCTACCCTGGAAGGCTTCATCCACTACGCCACCGCAGCCCTGCGTGCTGCGATCGGCTCCAACGCAGGCATGGTGGTCTCGGCCAACATCGAGACCGATGGCAAGAAAACCCTGACTCGCGGCATGCGCAAGTTCGGCGACAAGTTCGGCCGCATTGCCCTGTGGGTCATGCACTCGTCGGCCTATTTCGACATCGTGGACGAAGCGATCGCGAACAAGGTCTACGAGGAGGCCGGCGTCGTCATCTACGGTGGTCTGCCTGGCACGCTCGGCAAGCCAGTGCTGGTGACCGACACCGCACCAGCGGACGTGATTTTCGGCCTGCTGCCGAATGCCGTAGTGATCACCGAGTCCCAGGCGCCCGGCTTCCGGTCCTACGAGGTGAACGATGAAGAGAACCTCGGCATCGGCTACCGCGCAGAAGGTACCGTAAACATCGACGTGCTGGGCTACAGCTGGAAGGAAACCACCGGCGGTGCCAACCCAACCCTGGCCGCTGTTGGTTCGGCCGCCAACTGGGTCAAGCACTCGGATAGCAACAAGGTCACCGCCGGCGTGATGATCACCCTCACCACCACCCCGCCAGTCGGCGGCTAACACTGACCTCAAGGCGCGGCCAGCAATGGCCGCCATGGAGAGAAGCATGGAACTCGTTTATAGCAACCAACTGGGTGACTTCGACCCGAACAAGCGGTACCGCAATCCCGATCTGTTTCGCGCGGTGGAGCCTGGCGTGACCAAGGTCGTTATTGTCGGCGATTACCCTGAGATCAAGGCCGCCTACGATGCCACCGAGATCGAGGTGGAGGTACAGACCCGCAAAACTCCGGTGACGTCCGCCGCTGGCAAGGAAAAGACCGCTAAGGACAAAGTGGCCGCCGGTAAGGAAAAGACCGGTAAAAACGTGCTGACCGGTGGCACCAACGGGACCCTGAAGGATGGCACGAAGGATGAGCCGGTCTACATTCCGAAGCTGGAATCGAATGACCAGTGGATCATCATCACCCGCGACGGTGTACGATTCGGCGAGTTCGTCGGCACTGCCGATGAAGCGAAGGCCGAGGCTGACCGCCTGAACGAAGTCAAGGAGTAACCCATGCTCATCATCGAGGACGGCACCGGCAAGCCTGACGCCGAAAGCTACGCGAGCGCAGAGGATCTGGCCCTGTATGCCGTGAAGTTCGGCACTGTCATCCCTGCAGGTATTCCCGAGCGGGAAGCGTTGCTGCGCCGGGCCGCCTTGGTGATGGATGGCAAAACCTGGAAAGGCCGCAAGATGAGCAGCGAGCAAGCCCTGGCCTGGCCGCGTCGGGGTGTTGAGCTGGATTGCCAGATCAAGCCAGACAACTACCTGCCGGCGCGGATTGAGTACGGGCAGATGGCCCTGGCGGCCGAGATCCATCAGGACGACATCGACCCAATCGACAAGCGCAAGGGTGCTGTGACGCTGGAGCGCGTCGAAGGGGCGGTAACTCGCGAGTACGCGACTATCTCGAACACCAGCAATCGATTGTTGCCGGCGGCGCCGGACCGACCCAGCGCTACGCAATTCGCCGACTACCTGCAAAAACGCGGGCTGTTTGCTATTCGGGCCTGATAAAGTGATCTGATCCAGTCAGGTGACCCAAAATGAGCAGCGAAGACGAAAAATTGCGCTTGAGCTTCACGGACGAGCAGTGGCTAGAAATCGAAGTCCAAGCTGCAGTTATGAAGATGGACGCGCAGGAGTACCTGAGGATGATCCTGAAGGAGGGAATCGCCGAAATGAAAGGCGAGCCAGAACCGGTGAAAACCCTTCACTGAGTATTCGTCCGCGACCTGAGCTCAGGCTGAATAACTTGGAGCCACCATGGCCTTTTACGATGAAATGGCCGTGATGGCTCTGGAGATGATCACAGAGTTCGGCCAGCCCGTGACCATCAGCAAGACGGAGCCCGGCGAGTACGACCCGGAGACGGGCGGGGAAGCGCCGGGCGCGACCGTCGAGCAAATCGCGCAAGGCGTCCTGCTCGACTTCACCGGTATCGAATTCCAGAACAACAGCCTTATCAGGCAGGGCGACAAGAAGCTGAAGATTGCCGCTCAGGGTTTGGCATGGGTTCCTGGATTGCTGGACAGGGTGGTCGCCCAAGGCCGCACCTGGTCAATCGTGCCACCGTTGAAAGAGATCAACCCGGCCGGAACGCCCATCTTGTATGAACTGCAGGTGCGGTCATGAGTCGGGCGGGTGCCGGCCAGTCCGGCAGCTTCGCCCTGAGCCTGGCTGAGTTCGCCGCTCAGACAAGTGAGGCCATAGACGCCAGCTTGCGCGAGATCATTATCGAGATCGGCAGCAGCCTGATTCGCATGTCTCCCGTGGGCAACCCTGAGATATGGGCGGCGAACGTCGCGCACCGCCAGGCAAACACTCGGGCAGCCGACGATTACGACTTCAAGGTCGCGGTCCGCAACACGATCATCAACCTGAACGAATCGAACTTCACAAAGGCGGGAAACCTCAAGCGTGGAGTGAAATACGCCAAGCCTCTGACGAAGACCGAGCGCGACCAGAATTTCAATGTGAATGGGTTGGTTGCCGGCAAGGACTATGTTGGCGGCCGATTCCGGGCGAACTGGAACCTCTCCATTGGCTCGGCCGACAACAGCATCCGCATTCACCCCGATCCGACAGGCGCTGCAGCGACCGCAAGACTGGTGGCTGGCGCGATTGAGTTCAATGCAGGCGAAACCGCTTTCATCGTCAACAACTTGCCCTACGCGATACCGCTGGAGTTTGGCCATTCGACTCAGGCCCCCGGCGGCATGGTCCGGGTCACCGTGGCTCGCTTTCAGCAGATCGTGCTGGAGGCCATCAGGAACAACCAGGTATGAGTCACGCAATCATCGCCTCGATCTACGAAGCTAAGCTCATCGCCTGGAACGCTGCCAGGTCGGAGAAGCTGAAGATCGTCTTCGAGAACACGGCCTACACGCCGGCGGCGGGCGAAACGTATCTGCGGGCGTTCACGATCCCAGGCGACACCGCGAGCAACACGCTCGGCGGCGATCACCGGCTGTACACCGGGGTGCTCCAGGTCAGCATCATCGCGCCGGCGGGTACCGGGAAGGCCAAGACGAACCTAATTGCCGCCGAGCTCAGCGCGCTATTCCCACTGTATGTACGCGACGTGAAGAACGGTTTCGTGGTGACGCCTATGACGCCTGTGGATATTGGTCCAGGCATTACTGGCGACTCAACCTACACCGTCCCGCTGTCTTTCTCCTATCGGTCCGACACCACGCCATAACCCGCCCGTTGGGCACATCCTGAACCCGCCAAGTGCGGGTTTTGTCATTTCTGCAAAGAGGAAAACCCATGTCTGTTTATTTCCCCAACGGGGCAACACTGGCGCTCTCCACCGGCTTTGCCGCTGCGAAGGTGATTGCGAGCATCACGAACGCAAACCCTGGCGTCGCTACCGCACTCGCCAACGGCTTCGCCAATGGTGACATCCTGCTGATCACGTCCGGCTGGGAGGACATCAACGAGCGCGCCGTGCGTGTCGCCGCTGCCGAAGCTGGCGCATTCACACTGGAAGGTATCGACACCTCGAATACCTCGTTTTTTCCTGACGGCATCAGCGCCGGCACCGCCAAGAAAGTCACCGGCTGGGTGGCGGTAAACCAGGTGATCGGCAACTCCATGTCCGGCGGTGAGCAGCAATACTGGACGTATGCGCCGCTTGAGGCCCGCCGCGACAAACAGATCCCCACCACGAAAAACGCCCAGGCCTTTGCATTCCAGCTCGCTGACGATGACAGCTTGGCCTGGTACGACGAGCTGGATAAGGCAGACCGCGAGAAGGAAGTACGCATCCTGCGTATGTCGCTGCCCAACGGCAAGACGATCTATTACGCCGGTTACGCTTCCTTCAACAAAAGCCCGACCCTGGTACGTAACGAAGGCGCCGCGGTCGCGTTCGGATTCACTATCAACGCCGAGATCACCGCGTATCGCGCGCCTGTTGTCGCTGGCGGCGGGGCTTAATCATGGCGAAGTTCAAGATTGCCCAATCACCGACGTTCCTGGGGGCCGTGATGGTCCCGGTAGTTGGCCAGGATCCGGTGAAGGTGGGCTTCACCTTCAAATATCGAAACCGCATCGAGCTTGCAGCGTTGTTCGATGAGTGGAACCAGCGGCGCAAGGAGGGCCTCGATAAGTTGGGAGAAAACCCCTCCGTGTCCGAAATCGTTGCCGTCGACACCGAAAATCAGATTCAGCAAATCAAGGATCTGGTTGTGGGTTGGGAGTTCGATGACAAGTTTGACGACGAGAGCATCAAAGCGCTGGTGACGTCCTGTCAGGGCACAACCGAGTCTGTCGTAGACGCCTATCAGGAAGCTTACTCCAAGGCCCGCACGGGAAACTGATACGCGCCGCCCGCGCCCTGTATGAGTCCCCGCCGGATGCCGAGCAGATCGCTGCTTTCGGCTGGGACGCAGAGGACATGGAAGAAGAATTCGAGATCTGGCCGTGCCTTTGGCCGGCCTTCCTCTTGTTCAATCGCATGTCCACCCAGTGGCGAGCAGGCGCCGGCGGCGCGATCGGTCTCGACTACAGCAGCATCCGCGACGTAGCCGGATTCCTCGGCATCAAGAAAAAGAAACTCGCTGAAATCTTCCCTGACCTTCAGGTGCTGGAAGGCGAAGCCCTGCGCGTAATGGCGGAGGAAAGGGAAAACAGCCCGTAACTACGGGCACTTATTCAAGGTGAGTCGATGAACATTGCAGAACTCGGCGTCAAGATCGACTCGGCCGATGCAATCCAGGCCAAAACGAGCCTGGATGAAATGGCGAAGGCTGGCGGCCGGGCCGAGCAGTCCGCTGTTTCGCTGATGAACGAAATGCAGGCGCTGGAAAAGTCGCTGTCCACCAGCGCCAAAACCACCCAGGACCTGGCAAAGCAGCGTGACGCTCTCGCCAAGCTGACCAAAACCGGCGCCTATGGCGAGGCCGAGGCGGCGAAGATCTCCGCTCAGCTGGACAAGCAGCAGATCGCCCTGGCCAAGTCTGCGATGGACGAGCAGAAGGCACTCAACAGCCTGCTGGGGGCAATTGACCCGGCCCGCGCGGCGCTGGCAAAGCTGGACAACCAGGTCGAGCAGCTCGGTAAGCACCTCGACGAGGGCCGGATCAGTCAAGACCAGTACAACAGCGCCCTGAGCAAGATCGACAAGGATTACGGAAAGCTCGAAAAGACCGCCACTGGTTTCGACAAGCTGCGCCTCGGCACCCGCCAAGCCCAGGAAAACGTCGTACAGCTGGGCAATGCGCTGTCTTCGGGTGATTGGGGTAGCGGCGTTCGTGCCGTCGCGCAGTTGGGCGCCGGTGCTGGTGCGGGCGCTGCCGGGCTGCTGGCTATCCTGGCGCCGTTGGCACTGGCCACCGCCGCGGTTGGTGGCCTGGCCGTTGCTTACTACAAGGGCAGCGAAGAGCAGGACCGTTACAACAAATCGCTGATCCTGACTGGTAACTACGCCGGGGTCAGCGCTGGTCAACTGGGCGACATGGCGCGGCAGGTGAGCGCGACCGTGGGCTCCACCGGCCAAGCTGCTGCAGTTCTGGCCATGCTTGCAGACAATGGCAAGATCGCTGGCGAGAGCTTCGAAGGCATCACCCGGGCCGCCGTATCGATGCAGGAAGCCACCGGCAAGGCTGTCAGCGAGACGGTTGCCGAATTCGTGAAGCTGGCCGACGACCCGATCAAGGCATCCGCTGCGCTCAACGAGCAGTATCACTACCTGACGGCATCGGTTTACTCACAGATCGCCGCGCTGGAAGAGCAGGGCGATCACGCGGGTGCCGTGAAGCTGGCGACCGAATCCTACGCCGACGCGATCAACGAGCGCACGCCAAAGATTCTGGAAAACTTGAGTTTCTGGGAAAAGGCATACAACGCTGTCGCTCAGGCGGCGGACGGCCTGAAAAACGCCGGACGCCGAGACATCAACTCAGACATCGAGAATGCTCGCGCTGGCCTGGCTGAAGCTCAGGACATGGATGGCCTGTTCCAAAGCCAAAAGTCCAAGGATGCTTTGATTGAGTTCAGGCAAAACCGCCTGAACATGCTGGAGGACGAAAAGGCGGCTCAGGCGGACATCGCAAAGTGGGAGGGCGATCAAGCAAAGGCGCAGCTTGCGTCCCAGCAGGCGATGATCAAGGTCGATGCGCTCACTAAATCGACGTGGACGAACGAGCAGAAACGAAACGAAGCTCTTAAGGAATATCGCCAGCAACTTGCTGACATTAGAAAAACAGACCCAAAGGACTCGCGCCTTGATCAGTCTGTAGTCGATAAAAACATCTCCAACATCAACGACAAGTTCAAGGATCCAAAAGCCGCTGGCAACCAGGTCGACCTGACCAGCTTCAACAACGCCAAAAACGACCTGGCGGCGATCACCGACACCTATAAGAACTACCAGAAGGAACTGGAGGCCGCGCAGAAAGCTGGTTTGCTTTCCGAGGAAGACTATCTGCTTCGCCGCCAGGCCCTGATCGGCAACGAGCTTGACCAGGTGACTGCAGCCTACGAGGCCGAGATCTCAGCCCTGGAAGCATCCAAGGCCAAGAAAAGCACCTCGGCTGCTCAAAGCATCCAGCTGGACCAGAAGATCGCCGATGCGCGCGCAGGCATGGTCAAGGCGCAGAAGGATGCGGACAGCCAGCTTGAGGTTTTGGGGACCAACGAAACAGGACGACTCGCCAAGCAGGAGCGCGCGATCAGTTCCTACGTGCAAACATTGGGGCAGCAACAGCGGGCCCTGGAGTTGGCCGGGGAACGTGCCGTGTTGGGTGTGGGTCAGGGTGACCGCCAGAACGCATTGAGTGGTCAGCTGAACAGCCAGCAAGACCGGTTTGCTCAGCAGTCGCTTGAGTTGGAAAACCAGCGCTCCGATCCGTCGCGGAACATGTCGGAGGAAGAATTCAAACGGAAGTCGCAGGCGCTCGCAGACGCGAACAAGGCCGCCACTGACCAGATTCGGCAGAACTACGCTGATGTGGAGAACGCCCAGGGCTATTGGACGAAGGGCGCAACGGCTGCCTGGGAAAACTACCTGGACTCGGCAAAAGATATCGCCGGCCAGACCAAAAGCCTCTTCGGCAACGCCTTCAGCTCCATGGAAGACTCCATCGTCAACTTTGCCATGACCGGTAAGGCGTCGTTCTCAGACTTCGCCAAATCGATCCTGGCGGACATGGCGCGGATCGCCACACGCCAAGCGAGTTCGGCGTTGCTGGGCAGTCTGGTGGGCGCAGCGGCAAGCTACCTCGGTGGTAGCGCCGCTGGCGGTGGCAATGGAATGGCGGCCGGGTCTGCCGGTGCGACCTCTTCAAACCTGGGTGCGTCCTCGGCCGGCTACTCCAGCGCCTACTTCCCGCAAGCCAAGGGCGGAGCCTGGTCCGGTGGCGTGCAGATGTTCGCCGACGGCGGCGCCTTCACCAACTCTGTGGTGAGCAAGCCCACGGCATTCGGTATGGCCAACGGCAAAACCGGCGTCATGGGGGAAGCCGGGGAAGAGGCGATCATGCCTCTGACCCGGACGTCGAGCGGCAAGCTGGGCGTTATGGCGATGGGCGGCGGCGGGGCTGGCGGCACGCAGATCAACGTCGAGGTGCATATCGATGGTGAAGGTAACGCCTCGTCAAGCGCTGACGCCCCTGGCTACGACCTGTTCGGCAAGGAGCTGGCGACCTTCGTGGAGCAGAAATATCAAGAACTGCGGAGCAGGGACATGCGCCAGGGCGGCGTCATCAACAACGCAATCAAGGGGCGATGATGGCAATCGAACGATTCACCTGGTCGACGGAGAAGTGGGCGGAGGGTGATATCACCCAGCGCGTCCGCTCCAAGAAGTTCGGCGATGGCTACGAGCAGTCGGTCGAGGACGGTCTCAACAACCGGTCGCAATCGTGGCCGGTGACCTTCACTGGCTTGAAGCCGCGCATCAAAGACATCATGGCGTTCCTCGATCGGCACAAAGGGGCGAAGGGCTTCCTCTGGGAGCCGCCCCTGGGTGAGCTTGGCCTATACAAGTGCAACGGCTACAAGCCAGTGCACCGCGGCGGCCAGGTCTACGCCATCACCGCCACCTTCCAGCAAACCTTCCACCCCTGAGATAACCGCCCATGGCACTGATCACGGACATCCAGAAACTGGAGCCCGGCGGCGAGATTCGCCTGTTTGAAATCGACGGGACCGAATACGGCGCCGATTACCTGCGCTTCCACGGGCACGCCATTCCGCATACGCCCGAGGAACTGCTGGCCTACGAGCATTCGGATGATGAACTGCCAGCCAAGTCGATTATCTGGCAGGGCCAGGAGTACGCGGCCTGGCCGGTGCAGATTGAGGGTATTTCCTCGAGTAGCGACGGTACCGCCTCGCGGCCTACTTTCGCTGCGGGCAACGTCAACGGGCGCGTCACGGCACTCTGCCTGGCCTTTGAGGACATGCTCAAGTTCAAGCTGACGGTCCGCGAGACTTTGGCCCAGTACCTGGACGCGGCCAACTTCCCCGATGGCAACCCAACCGCCGACCCAACCCAGGAGGCGCTGGAGATTTGGTACATCGACCAGAAAACCAGCGAGGACGGCGAGGCGGTGGTTTGGGAGCTTTCCTCACCGGGTGAGATTGATAATCACGGTCTGCCCGGCCGACAGATGACGACCTTCTGCCACTGGGCCATGACCAATGGTTACCGGGGGCCGGACTGCGGCTATACCGGCGCGGCCATGTTCGACGACGAGGACAACCCAACGGACGATCCCGCGCTGGATCAGTGCAAGGGCTGTTTGTCGTCCTGCAAGTTGCGCTTCGGCGAAAACAACGAGCTCAGTTTCGGTGGATTCCCCGCCGTCAGCTTGATCGCGAGGAGCTGACAATGCGAAAGCACATCATCGCGGCCATCCAGGCGCACGCAGCGGCGGAATATCCGCGCGAATGCTGCGGGCTGCTGCTGGCTGCCGGGCGAGCGCAGAAGTACTTCCCGTGCGGCAATATCGCCACGGAGCCGAGCGAAGAGTTCCGGCTCGACCCCGAGGACTACGCTGCGGCGGAAGATCTGGGCGAAGTGATCGGCATTGTCCACTCGCACCCTGACGCCACCAGCAGGCCGTCACCGCATGATCTGGCCATGTGCGAGGCTACGGCGCTGCCATGGCACATACTGAGCTGGCCCGAGGGCGACCTCCGCACTATCACGCCAACGGGCAGCACGCCGCTGCTCAAGCGACCGTTCGTGCATGGGGCATGGGATTGCTGGCAGGTCTGCGCTGACTGGTACCAGCGCGAATGGGGGCTTGAGTTTGAGGCCTTCCAGCGCGCGGATGGATGGTGGGAGAGCGCGGACAACGCCAGTCTCTACGAGCAGCACTACGAGGCCGCGGGCTTCGTGCGCGTCGACCAGCCCCAGCGCGGTGACATGATCGTCATGCAGGTTGGACGGACGGCTCACCCGAACCATGCCGGCATTTACTTGGGTGCTGACCCGGCGCTACCGGGCGAAGACTCGGCCACCTATGGTCCTGGACCTTTCCTGTTGCACCACCTGTATGGCAGGCCGTCCGAAATTATCATCTACGGCGGGCCTTGGCATGACAGGACACGCCTAATCCTCAGGCAAAAGTTGTCTACTGCCCGTCTTGCCTCGATGGCGTGGGAGGAGGAGGCGGGGGTGGGGTTGGAGCAACCTTAGGGAGGGGCCGTCGAGTGACCTCGGGCATGAAGCTTTCTTTAGAGATAACCCACTCCCCATTCAATACTTTTCTAAGTGTTTCAGTGTCTTCTCTACTCATGACTTGCCCTCCTTGAGGAACTCTACCCAGCGTACATCGACGGAGTTTACCATTAAGAACCCGCTTCCTATAATTCGCTCCGGAACCGGCTTACCAGGAAGGAGCCAGTGAGGCTCTTCTACCAAATAGAGACCAGACGATTCGTGGCTGGGAAAGGAAACCAAGTATCCCATAAGTCGACGTTCATCCAGCATATGAAGAACCACACCGTCCCCGCCATAGGTTTTAAATAAATGTACCGTCTCCGGGGTTGAGCTTCTGGACGTGAGACCGAATTTTCGAGCTAAAGCGTATATCCAGTCATGGTTGCTGCCATGCGCCAAGAGAGATCCTAGCGCCACGGCGAGACCTAAAGCGTAGAGATTCGCGGTTACGGTTGTCCAAGTTCCGATCAAATAGCTTTGGCCTACCAGCAAAGCTACTTGCTGAATAACCTCGACGCACATAGTGATGAAGGTTGTGCATATCAAGGCTTGTATAACACGCTCAAACTGGCTGGTTTTAGGTACTTCTGCAAACCAGTAAAATATTGTCATGGAGAGAAAGCCGGGCAAGAAAAGCTGTAATGCCGGGAGAAGCTCCTTTGAAATTTCATCCATCCCTGTTATTCCTTCACTCGTCGCTCTAGTGGAAGTTTAGTGGCGCAAAGCTACTATGGCTGGGGTGATTTCGGTTACTGTGCATTTGAACATGCTGGATACCTGACCAGCATCACGATACAGTCGGCACTTTCGGGATGAGGATTGATCATGCGGTTTTTGATAGCGGCGGTAGCGGTGGCGATGCTGGCGGGGTGCATGGCGCCGACGATGAATGAGGCGCGCCAAAGCGGACCTTACAAGGTGATGACCTCCAAGAAGCCTGATGCTGCGCTCGCCAAATGCGTTCAGTACGAATGGCAGAACCAGTCAATTTTCGGCGGTACGCCTGGCGCAACCCTTCAGCCTGGCCGTGACACCGGATACACGGTATTCACCGAGGGATCGCAATACTTCGTTGACATCCAGCCGAAAGGGTCGGGGTCCGAAGCGAAGTATTATGTGGTGGTCCCCAACTGGATTGCGAATAAGCGATTGGCCGCGCTGCAAGGCTGCCTATAGTCCGCACCACTTCATCAAAGGCTCGCTTCGGCGGGCTTTTTTATTGTCCGGAGAAAACTCAATGGCAGCACTCGCCATCAATTATCAGCCCATGACCACGATCCTGCTTTACGGTCAACTTCGGCAGTTTGGACGGTCTTTTCGAATGGCTGTAAGGACGCCGGCGGAAGCGGTAAAAGCGCTGTGTGTGCAAATCCCCGGCTTCGAACGCTTCCTGTCAAATGCCGAGTCCAGGGGGATTGAGTTCGCAGTTTTTCGAGGGAAGACCAACCTGGCGGAAAAGGAGCTTGGATTCACCGGCGAAGGTGACATTCGCATCGCACCGGTGATCACTGGCAGCAAGCGCGGAGGGGCCTTGCAAACCATCATCGGCGCCGTATTGATCGTTGTGGGCCTTGTTATCACTGGCGGCACTTTCGGCGCTGGCGCGCCTTTCGGTTCGGCCCTGGTAATGATGGGTGGCTCAATGGTGCTGGGCGGCGTAATACAGATGCTCAGCCCTCAGGCTGGCGGCCTCAAGACAAGCGCCGCGCCCGAGAACACTCCCGGCTACGCCTTCGGCAGCGCCAAGAACACAACTGCCTCCGGTAATCCTGTGTCGCTGTGTGCCGGCCGCCGACGGTGGGGCGGTGCGATCATCAGTGCCGCCATTTATGCGGAAGACCAGATGTAAGATCTTATGGCAGCTCGGTGGTCGTCGGTTGGGGGGCCCTTTTAAAGCTCGAGGTACGCACGTATCTGCCAAGCATCCATAGGCCAACAGATATGCCCGCCGCCACAATGCAAATAATCCAGATTCCCAACACCTGCCCAAATCGGAAAGGGCTTAAATACACTGAAAATACGAGCACCGCAGATTTGATAACCGTTTTTACGATATATGCCCATATCAAAATGGATATTGCATAAAAGGGTATTGAGGCTAAAAAACGTAGCCAATAAAGTGCTTTATTCATCAGCATTTACTTCCCTGATGGCTGATCGGAACGCCCATGGTAAGGGCTTATCGCTCTATGTCCAGCACCACGACACACAGACAAACGCCACCACACCGCCCACGAGGCGGTTTTTTATTGCCTGGAGAAAAGCATGGGCGCAGCACGCAAGATCGATGTTTATGGCGCCAAGGGCGGCTCCGAGAAGCCTAAAACCCCAACCGAGGCACCAGACAGCCTGCGCTCCGTCGCCATTGCGAAAATGCTTATTGCTGTGGGCGAGGGCGAGTTTGACGGTGCTCCGACCGCCAAGGACATCTTTCTCGACAATACGCCCCTGCAAGACCCGCAGGGGAACATGAACTTCCCGAACGTGAAGTGGGAGTGGCGCAGCGGGGCTGTGGACCAGTCCTATATCCAGGGCATCCCATCGGTCGAAAACGAAACAACCATCAGCACTGAGCTCCGCAGCGGAACGCCGTGGGTTCGAGCGATCACCAATACCCAGCTCTCAGCTGTACGAGTGCGCTTTGCCTGGCCTGCGCTCCAATCGGTGGACGCCGGCGGCAACATCACCGGTTACGCGATCGGCTATAAGGTCGAGTTGGCAACGGATGGGGGGACTTACCAGGAGGTTTTGAACGAGGCAGTATCCGGCAAGACCACCAGCCTGTACGAGCGGACCCGCCGTATCAACCTGCCGCGCGCGACCACCGGGTGGCTGCTGCGCATCACTCGACTGACGGCCAACCAGAACAACAACAAAATCTCGGACACGATGCAGATTGCGGGCTTCACCGAGGTGATCGACGCCAAGATCCGGTACCCGAACACCGCGCTGCTTTACATCGAGTTTTCTGCTGAGCAGTTCCGCAGCATCCCGGCTGTGACGATCGAATGCGATGGTCGGAAGTGGCAGGTGCCGAGCAACTACGACACCAGGTCGCGCACCTATACGGGCGTCTGGGACGGAACTTTCAAAGAGGCGTGGACCGACAACCCCGTCTGGCACACTTACGGCATCACCACGAACGACCGTTTCGGCCTGGGCCGTCGCATCAAGCCGTGGATGGTGGACAAGTGGGAGTTGTACCGCATCTCGCAGTATTGCGACCAGCTGGTGCCGGACGGAAAAGGCGGCATGGAACCGCGCTTTGTCTGCAACCTGAACCTGCAGAGCAAGGCTGACGCTTGGTCGCTGCTTCGCGACATATCGACGATCTACCGCGGCATGACCTACTGGGCCCAGGGCCAGGTGTTCACGCTTGCGGATATGCCGCGGGCCACCGATTACGACTTCGCCTATACCGCTGCGAACGTCATCACCGAAGGTCGTCAGCCATTCATCTATTCCAGCGCATCGGAGCGCACCCGCTACACCCGGGCGCTGATCAGCTACGACAACCCACTGAACAACTTCGACACCGACGTCACCGCGGTTACCGATGCCAAGCTGCAGAGGCGCTACGGCGACAACCCGCTGGAGATCAGCGCTATCGGTTGCACCCGCGAATCCGAGGCCCAGCGCCGCGGTAAGTGGGCGCTGCTGACCAACTCCAAGGACCGGGCGGTTACTTTCAAGGTCGGCCTCGATGGCCGTATTCCGCTGCCTGGATATGTGATCCCGATCGCTGACGAACTGCTTGCAGGCCGGCCGGTGGGCGGGCGCATCTCGGCGGTGAACGGCAAGGTCATCACCTTGGACCGAGACACCCAGGCCAAGCCCGGCGACAGGCTGATCCTCAACCTGCCAGACGGGAAGTGTGAAGGGCGGACCGTACAACTGGTCAGCGGCCGACAGGTAACCGTTACCGTCGCCTACTCCGTACCGCCTGAGCGCGAACTGGTTTGGGCGCTGGATGCTGACGATCTGGCCATCCCGCTTTATCGCGTGGTCAGCGTGGCGCGGCCGGAGCCTGGCGTGTTTGAAATCTCGGCCGTGCAGTACGACCCGAGCAAGTTCGCTCACATCGACACCGGCGCCCGGCTGGAAGAGCGGCCAATCAGTGTTGTGCCAATCACCGTGGTACCGGCACCGGCGAGCGTCGACATTACATCGAACTATTCCGTTGATCAGGGCCTGGCGATCAGCACCATGAACATCTCGTGGCCCGCCGTGAACGGTGCTGTCGCGTATGACGTGGAGTGGCGCAAGGACAGCGGCAACTGGATCAAGCTGCAGCGCACGGGCGCGACGAGTGTTGACGTCACCGGCATTTACTCGGGCGCCTACCTTGCCCGGGTTCGGTCGGTAAGCGCCTTCGAGATATCTTCGATCTGGAAGAGCTCCAACCTGACCAACCTGGAAGGGAAGGTCGGTCTGCCGCCGGCGGTGGCGTTCCTGTCCACCACGAGCGAACTGTTCGGCATCGGCATTCGCTGGAGTTTCCCTGCTGGCGCCGAGGATACCCAGCGCACCGAGTTGTGGTATGGCCAGGCCAATGACCTTTCGGTGGCCACCAAGCTGGCAGACCTGGCGCACCCTCAGGCGGATTACAGCATGCAGGCCCTCAAGGCTGGCGCGCAGTTCTTCTTCTGGGCGCGCCTGGTAGATCGCACCGGCAACGTGGGACCGTTCTACCCGGTCGGCAACGGCGTGATGGGCCAGGCCAGTGCCGATGCGGCACCGGTGCTGGAGCTGATCGCCGGGCAGATCGGTCGCACGGAGCTGGGCCAGGAGATCACTGACGAAATCGACAAGATCCCAGGCCTGCAGGCGCAGATCGATGCGCTGGACGGTCTTTCGGCCTATGACCCTGAGCAAACCTACCTCGAGGGCGACCTGGTGGTGGTTGGCAAGCGGATCTATCAGGCCACCGGCCTGGTGCCGGTCAATACCTCGCCGCCGAACGCTGCTTACTGGGTGGACGTGGGCCAGGTGCTGGTCACCGCGAACGGGCTGGCGCGCCAGGTGGAGATCAACACCACCAGCATTACCGAGCTGGATGGCGTGGTCACCGCGGCCGCGTCGAGCCTGCAGGCGCTTCAGTCCGCCTACCGGGACGACACTGGCGAAGGTGATCTCGCTGACGCACTCCAGGGCTACAACGCCTCGGCGAGTTTTGCGCAGGAGGTGAAGACGCGCGCCTCGCAGAACGCCGCCATGGTGCAGCGCCAGACCGAACTCACCGCTTCGGTGGGTGATGTCGCCGGCTCGGTGAGCGAACTCGAAAGCGTGGTTGTCACGGACAGGCAAGCAACGGCCCAGGCTATCCAGCAGATAGGCGTAGAGCTTGGCGATACCTCGGCGGCAGTTCAAACCGTGAGCCAGGCCCTGGCCAACACCGATGGCAAGTTTTCCACGATGTATTCCGTGAAGATGCAGGTCAATGCCGCCGGCCAGTTGGTCGCGGCCGGGTTCGGCCTGGGTATCGAGCAGGACGAGGAGGGCGTGCTTCAAAGTCAGTTCCTGGTGAGCGCTGATCGTTTCGCGATTGTGAGCACCCTCGCTGGTGGTCAGGTGTTCACGCCATTCACGGTGCAGAACGGGCAAGTCTTTATGCGCTCGGCCTTCATTCAGGACGGCAGCATAACCATGCTGAAGATCGGCCAGGCGTTGCAATCCGACAACTATGTCGCCGGTGTTCAGGGATGGCGGCTGGATAAGGCCGGCAACTTGGAGTTCAACGGCCCCGCACCCGGCGGTGGGCGCCTGACCATGACCAACCGGGCGATCAAGGTATACGACGAAAACAACGTTAAGCGCGTGCAACTCGGAGATCTAACAGCATGATTGCCGGGCTCAGGATTTGGGGCGCTACAGGCGCCCTTGAATTAGATGAGAACTCTTTCACTGTAGGAGTTACCTATTCTGCCGTAGTTACAGTGGCGGGGCGCAGCACATTTATCTCAATTCCTGGGGTAAGTCCGGCAACGCACTCTGCTGTTTGTGTGCCGATATCTAACTATAGTACCGACGCGCAGAGCGCCTACGCCATTCAATACACCCCTGTGGTTGGTAATGGTGGGGTTACGGTTTATTTTGGGTGCCCCTCTAAATCAACTGGACCTATAGGGTTAACTCCGCAAAGGCTTCTAGTAATGAGGTATCGGTAATGGCTCATGGCTTGACCTATGTGAATAGTGGAAATGTCGTTACTTTAGATTCTGAGTTTTCTAGGTTGGTTGTTGTTGCTCGCGGAACTTGGAGTGGAAATGGTTCGGGCGTAGGTGTTTCTTTCCCTGCAACAGTAACAACTGCCGAGCCGCCGCTTGTGTTTGTCAGGCCCAGCCAGTCGAATACATTCTGTTTTTGCAAAGTGCTTGGCTCGCCCGGTTCTTGGACGGGATTTTCTTTCGTGGGTATTTCAGGGCAGGGAACATCAGGTTCCTGGTTTTCCGCAGCTTTTAAGTCTAACGAAACTGCAACCTACGGAATAAGGCTTTGGGATGGAAATTCCAAATTACTTTTTGATAACGGGACGCCCGCTGCCCAGTTTACGAGGACTATTTCTGGCTGGGGTTATCTAGGAGCCGATCAGACAAGCCAGGGTGTATACAGGCTGAGCTGGACGGCGGACTCGCCCCTAAACACCGGCGACTACATGCTACTCAACAACATCGCAATGGATGTGGCCGGCGGTACATCCAGGCAGGGAAATATGTATGCAATCTGGGAATACGGCAACAACAGATTAGTGATTCAAGTTATTGGAGTAGATATTCAAACCACCCTATATACGCCCGTTGTTTTCGCAAAACCTATTTCTTAGGGGAATTTAATGACCTGGTACAAAACAGGAACGGTTGCCGTTACGCCTGACAGCAACGCTGTGATCGGAACGGGCACCTCCTTCATCGCTAACGCGCGCGTCGGTGACGCATTCCGCGGGCCTGATGGCGAATGGTACGAAGTCACCAACATCGCCAGCAACACCGCGCTATCAATCGCGCCTGCCTATCAGGGTGCCGCGGTAGAAGCTGGCGTGTATTCGCTTGCGCCCATGCAGGGTTACGTAAAGGATTCGGCCGACGCCTTGCGTGCAGCTACTCAGGTGATTGCCAGCGGTGTTGCCGATATGCAGGAGCAGGTTGCTGCCGCTACCGAGGCAGCAGCGTCTGCCGGGCAGTCAAAGACAGTTGCCACCGAGCAGGCAGTTATTGCCAGCGATGCCGCAACACTGTCCACCGGCAACAAGGAAGCAGCGCAACTCGCGGCTCAGCAAAGCGCTACATCCGCTCAGGCATCGGGCTCAGCGGCAGATCGGTCAGAAACGGCTCGGGATTCGATTGTTCAATCTGAGCAGGCTGCTGCTGCGTCGGCAGCCGCCGCTGCTGAATCTGCCGAGCAAGCCGAAGCTGTGACAGTTGGGAAGGCGGCAAGCGGCGCAAACAGCGATATCACCTCAATTAACGGTTTGACCACGCCACTATCCATTAGGCAGGGCGGCAACGGCGCGCTTGTTGGCGAGAGGATATCAGATGCTAATGCTCCGCTTAATAACGGGAGATATTTGACCGAGCTCATTTGGGAGGGCTCTGTTTTCCCTGGTAACGATAACCGAAATCAAGGCTTTCTTACTATGGACAACTACAACTCGAGTGTAGCTGTCCAGACGTGGACGTACCTAAACAACTCATTGCCTCGCATGATACGGTTTCGATTAGACGGAACTTGGCTGGCTTGGGTTAACATGAACCCAGTCAGCGCCTTATCTTGGGGGGCAATCGGCGGCACCCTAGCCAATCAAACAGATCTGCAAAATGCATTGAGCGCAAAGCTCTCTGGCTCCCCCCAGCAGCTCGCAACAGCATGGGTTAATTTTGATGGAGCAACGGGGACCATAAGGTCAAGTTTCGGAGTAGCAAGTGTAGTGCGAACGGCTGTAGGCACATACCGAGTCACGTTCACAACCCCGCTATTGAACGTTAACTATGCGCCGGTATTTGTGTCTAACGTCGCAGCCAACACTAACCAGGGCAATTCACCTTACGCGTTCAACCTGCAACTAGCCTACGTGGATGTCGTCAACCGTTTAGCGGATACCCTCATAGATCGCGGGCTATGCGTACTTCAAGTTTTTGGGGGGCGATAATGAGAATGCTTTTTAACCCTGATGGGTTTGTAGTTAATCTCGCCGATGAAATTGATATTGATGAATACGCTGTATTCATAGGTGGAACAATCGTAGAAATGGTTTCTGAAAGGCCCAGTGACCGGCATCAGGCGTTAATTAGCGGTGAGTGGCAGATACCGATGGATGTAGTTAATGCAGAGAACGCATTCACTGAAAACGAGTGGCGTGATTCGCAGATGCCCAAGGCCCAGCAAAACGTCACTGCCATCGAGTACGGTGAGGAAGGAATCCCCGGCACTGCCCAGCAGTGGCAAAAATACTGGCTGGCGCTGCGCAAGTGGACTGCGGATAACCCTGACTTCCCCGACAGCACCAAGCGCCCTATAGCGCCGAGCTGATCTTCTTCCGAACACCGCCACCCGCCATGAGCGGGTATTTTTTTGCCTGGAGAAAAGTATGAACGCAACCGACAAAGACCGCGACGTCCTGGCTCGCACACTTTGGGGCGAGGCCCGCGGCGAAGGGCTGGACGGGCAGATCGCCGCGGCCTGGACGATCCGCAACCGCGTGTTCGACGGAAAGGCCAAGTCTTGGTGGGGCGAAGGCTACGCTGGCGTGTGCCTGAAGCCGTGGCAATTCAGCTGCTGGAACCAGAACGACCCGAACTACGCCTACCTGAGTGGCGCTAAGCCGATCCCGGCCGCGCAGTTCGCCCAGGCGCAGAAAGCGGCTGACATGGTGATGTCCGGTGCGGTGCCCGATCCAACCGGCGGCGCCACTCACTACTACGCCACGACCATGCCGAAGCCTCCGGCCTGGGCGGCGGGGGCCAAGGAGACGCTGCGCCTCGGCCACCACATTTTCTTCAAGGATGTGCCGTGATGACCCCCGTACAGAAGCTGATCGGCCTGGGTCTGGCATTCGTGCTGGTGCTGGCCGTTGGCTTTGGCGCCGCCTGGCAGGTCCAAGACTGGCGCATGGGCGAGAAGCTCGCAGAGCAGGCCGGCCTGCACAAGGATGACCTGGCCGCCATCAGCAATGCCGCTGCCGCCCAGGCCCGCACCCAGCAGGACAAGCGCCTGGCCGCCGAGCAGCAGCTCGCCATCCAGGACCAACAACACACCAAGGAATTGATCGATGTCCAACGCAACCAGGCTCGCCTGCGCGATCGCCTTGCCACTTCTGATCTGCGGCTGTCAGTCCTTCTCGACGCCACGGATTCAGCCAGTGGCTGCAACGTGCCCGCCACCCCCGGCACCGTCAGCGTGGTTCATGCAGCCCGTCGAGCCCAGCTTGACCCAGCGCATGCTCAACGAATTATCGCCATCACCGACGACGGGGACAACGCCGTGATCGCGCTGCGGGCCTGCCAGGCGTACGTCAGGGCTATAGGCCCTGCACCGTAAGCACAAACTGCCTGACTTGAAAAAGCGAAGCCCCGGCATTTAGCCAGGGCTTCTGAATGGACTGAGGCAATCGAACCCCCGACGCGCGGATTTCAAAACCGCCGCTCTACCGACTGAGCTAAGCTCCCATTTACCGTGCAAGACGGAGTGCTGAAACTATAGGAAAGTAAAATCGCTTGTGTCAATCTTTTCTTGCAATCAGATTTAAACCCTGATTTCTGACGTTGCCGACTGCCGTGTCGACCTTGAACCACTCGAACACCTCCGATTGCTCGCCTTGGTGAAAAACCATTTGTTCGGCTCGCTCTTTGGGTGTGGCAGGGTCCAACCATTCTCTGGCCAGGTCCGGCGTCAGCACCACCGGCCGCCGATCGTGAATGTCCACCATGCCGCCGGCGCTGTCGGCGGTGATGATCACGAAGCCGTCATGCTCGCCTGGGCCTTCATCGGCATCCGGCAGTTGGCCGATGGCGGCGCACAGCACGGGGGCACCGTCCCGCCGACGGATCAGGTAGGGCTGTTTTTTCGGTCCGCCTTCGTCCACCCACTCAAACCAGTTGTCGATAGGAGCGATTGCCCGGTGCGGCCAGATCGCCCGGAAGAACGGTCCGTGGGCCACCTTCTCGACTCGAGCATTGATCGGTGCTGCACGATCTTTCGCCCAGTGCGGCCGCCAACCCCAGCGCACCGGGTCAGCGTGCAGTAGGTCACCCTGCAGGTGCAGCAGCGCAACCTGCGTCGTTGGCGCGACGTTGTATCGATCGATCGAATCGTCACCCACGGAATTCACCATCGCGTTGGGCATGCTCAAGGCTGCCGCGAAGTCATGGATACCGCGGTACTGCGAGAGTCTTCCACACATACATTTCTCCACTCGTCGGCGCTGCTGAACAGCTGCTCGCCGGCCGATTTCTACACTGTAGACAATGGCCACGAGTATTCGTCATGACGACCAACATTGAGCAAGTCAACGCCTTGGAGGCGTGGTTTGCGCTGCGCAACGATCCCGCCTTCATTTCCGCAACGCCTGAAGATCGCTACGAAACCAGGCTGGCGCTGGCCGACGACTTCAAAGAGCGCGGCTTAATTGACAGCGGAGATTGGCGGGAGCTAGTCGAAGAGGCGGGCGCCGCGTATGCCGAAGAATTAGTCTGACGGCCCCTTGAGCACCTTCAGCTCCAGCAGCACGCGCTGATTCTCTCGGGACAGATGGTCACGCTGGCTCGAGACGATCATCAGGCTATTGATCTTCCTGCCCATTTCAGAATTTGCGTGATTCAGAGCGCTAACCTCTTCAGCGTACCGAATCAGGCGTGCGTCGGCTTCCTTCTTCCAGGTGATCAGCAAATCGTTCATCTGCACCAGGCCGGCGATGTTCGCCCGTGCTTTACGGAGCATTGCCCCGGTCTGGATGAGCTCATCCTCGAGCAGCGCGCACTGGTGCTTGTACATTTCGAGGGGAGTGGGGCAGCCAAGCCAGTCATCGGTATCCATGTCAACGTTCAT